TCAGGGCTGGCCCGTCAGGAACTCGACGGCGATGAACGGCCCAGGTTTGTCGCCCAATATTTCGGTGGCGACCTTCACAGCATCTCGGAGAGACCCGGCGGTCGGAATGATGAGCCGATAGTCCACCACCGTCATAGCCTCTTCCATCGTGTCGAACACAGCGTAGATGCCAACCATCGCGGGCATCCGATCCGGTGTCGAGTAGCCGCGGGACAGCGTAGCAGGCCGCCCATAGACGCAGTGCTTGGGCTGCCACTGTCCGCCGACGCGCCGAAGCTCCCACCTCTTCAGCCCTTGCTCAAACCAGCGGTACGGGTTCGTCGCCAGGGGAACGAACATGGGCTTGTCAGCCATCACTCGTCTCCCTTGCTGTCCGGGGCGCCAGAAGAGGCGCGCGAGTCACAGCGCTCAAGCTGCATCACCGCGACAAAGCCGACGAGTGCAGCCACGGCAGCGGACTCCATCCCGAACGCGGCCTTCACGGTGTCGAGGAAGGTCCACGCCACATAGAACGCGACCACCTGACCGTAGGTGACCGGCGTGTCCCAGAACGACGCAGGCTCAGTCATTGCCGTCTCCTTTCAGGCGCATCCCAACCCCGCCAGCGAGCGAATTTCCCTCCTTCGTGAAGAACTCCACCCCCCTGGCTTCGAGAGCCAGGATGATGGCGGCCATGTTGGTGGTGTTCATGCCGGGGATCTGCGCGCCCTTGGCCTCAGCGCGAGCAATGGCGGGCTCGCTGACCCCAGCCAATTCGGCCAGTTCGGCTTGAGTTTTGATGCCCGCGAGTTTGCGGGCGGCGGCGATCTGGCGTCCGGTCAGCATGGAGCGGGAGGATTTATCACCGCCCCCGGATCGAGCAAGGGAAACCATAGGCTTCTGCTTTCCGTCTATCGTTTCTGATGGACAAGCTATCATCGCTGCGGGTAATCTGTCTATCAGAAACGATAGACGGGATATCAGTCATGGCCGAAGTCAGCGCCATCGAATGGACTCACGCGACGTTCAACCCCTGGATCGGTTGTACCAAGGTCAGCCCGGCTTGCGACAACTGCTATGCCGAGAAGGAGCGCGCGGTGACGTGCCTGGGGGTGACCTGGGGCGCCGGCCAGCCGCGCCACCGGACGTCCGCCTGCACCTGGAAACAGCCGCTCGCCTGGAACCGGAAGGCCGCCAAGGAAGGCCGCCGGATGCGGGTGTTCTGCGCGTCGCTGGCCGACGTGTTCGACGCCGAGGTGCCGGACGAATGGCGGGCAGACCTGTTCGCGCTGATCGCGGCCACGCCGCACCTCGACTGGCTGCTGCTGACCAAGCGCCCCAAGGTGATGCGAGACTATGCCGACCGGGCGGCGCGCTGCGGGGAGCACTGGCTGGCCGACAAGGGAGCGCCGCCCGTCCGGTGGCCGCTGCCCAACGTCTGGCTCGGCACCACCGTCGAGAACCAAGCCATGGCCGAGGCGCGCATCCCGCGCCTGCTGGCGACGCCCGCCGCCGTGCGGTTCCTGTCCTGCGAACCGCTGCTTGGGCCGGTGGATTTGACGCGGGTCGTTCTTGGCGAAATGCCGGTTGAGCGCTGCGTCGATCCGCGCATAGAGCGGATGCGGTTCACCATCAACGCCCTATCTGGCGCGCCGAAGTCCGGCATACCCGGGCTGGATTGGGTCATTGCCGGCGGCGAATCCGGCCCGAAGGCCCGCCCCAGCCACCCTGACTGGTTCCGGTCCCTGCGCGACCAGTGCGCCGACGCTGGCGTGCCGTTCCTCTTCAAGCAGTGGGGTGAGTTCGCCCCGGAAGGCCTGTGTTCACAGGGGTGGCGCGTCGCCCTCGATGGGCAGCACCACGCCGATCCTCTGCCGAACGGCATCGGGCGCCATCCATCGCGAGATGGCTCTTGCGTCATGTACCGCGTCGGCAAGAAGGTCGCCGGCCGCCTCCTCGACGGCGTGCTGCACGACGGCTACCCGCACAGCGCCGCCTGAACCCCCACGAGGCCCCCATGACCGACACCACGCACACCGAAGCGAGCGCCCGCTGGCAGCCGATTGAGACGGCGCCGAAGGACGGGACGCCTGTCCTGATCTATGGCGAAAACCTCCTCGTCCCTGGAGAGATGGTCGTCGCCGTCCGCAGCGACGAACACGACGACCTTGAGCTTTGGGACGTTCATGACGGCAAGTTCGGACCGCACCGCCTTCGCGGGCCGTCTCCGACACACTGGCAGCCGCTTCCCCCTCCTCCCGCCGCCTGACCATTCTTCGAGCGTTCCTGACCCCCTCGATACAAGGAGATAGACCGTGGCAATGACGAAGGCCGAGAAGGCGGAGATGGAAGCGCTGAGGGAGGCGCGCGATCTGGCGCGGGCGCTTCGGTGGCCGGAGTACGCCGAACCGGCGATGATCCCGCCTCCGGACTTCAGCGACGACCACACGACCGGTTGGCTCTTCAACGCGTATCGCATCACGGCACAGTATGGCGGCATGGGCGATGCTGTTTACCGGGCGTGGTCCGGCGGCAACACGCATGGCGAAGGGGAAGCGCCTATCCCGCACCGCTCCGCCACGCAAGGCGGCGTCTCCCTGTTCGCCACCCGCCTCGACGCCCTAAAGGCGCTGCGCCTCGCGATGACCGAGGACTTCGCGCGCAAGCTCGCGCGGGTGGACGCTGAAATCGCCGCCGAGCGCGCCGCTTCCGCCTGACCCCCTCCCCCTCCACGGCTGGCCCCAGCGGACACCAGCGGCTTACAGGAGACACCACACCATGACCACCCGTGAAGCGCTCATCTCCCTTATAGAGAGGCTGGAGAACGCGACAGAGCCGAGCCTCGCGCTGGATCGTGAAATCGGGCTCACGCTCGGCTACCAGCCGTTCGACATGTGCACGGACATGCTCGGCAATCCGATGGGCGGACCGGAAGATGCCTTCCCTGATTTCACCTCAAGCCTCGACGCGGCGATGATACTGGTGCCGAAGGATTACGGTGTCGATCTCCGCACCTATCCGCGTGGCCAGACCGGCTATCGCCACACGCCGATTGCGTGCGTCTTGTCGAACCGAAGCAATGCCAATCCAGACCGCTGGGATACGGCGGGGCGAGGCGATGCAGCCACGCCAGCCCTTGCTCTTTGCATCGCGGCCCTGCGTGCCCGCGCCAAGCTCTTGGAGGACGCGAAGTGACCGACCACCGTGAAGCTCTGGAGCGCCTGACCCGCTGGCGTGACTGCATGGGCGCCAAGCTCGGCGGATCGCCGCAGGTTCCTGATGCGCAGTTCTCGGGAGATGTGGTTGCCCTGCTGTCCCTGGTCGAGAAGCAGCAAGAGGCGCTGAAGCCGTTCGCCGAGCTTGGCAGGCAGGCCGAAGGGATGACCGACAGCATCGTCGCCGGCATTGATGACGCCGAGGTTCGGTGGTCAGACTTCCAGCGTGCGGCGGCTCTCTCCAGCACTACAGGAGGCGACCGTGGGTGACATGAAGCTGACCAAGGCGCAGGAGCGGCTTGCCCAGGATATGGCAGACGGAACGAAGCTGGTGCGCGGCACGGACACAGGGGCGTTCTACTTGGAAAGCCCATCCGGCGCAGTGTCCTCCGTATCTGGCGTGATGGTCTACCGCATGATCGGAAAAAACGCTGTTCGACCCACAGACCGCCTGGACCGCAGACACGGACGCATCTACGAACTCACCGAAGCCGGTCGCGCTGCCCTGTCTCGACATAAGGGAGATGCGGAATGAGCGAAGACGACGCCATCATCAAGGCCGCCACCCGAGCCGTTGGGCGAGCCGCAAGCCAGTGGCGAGACGCCAACGGCTTCTCCGATGTCCCGGACGAAGTGCTCGCCCGTGCATCCATCCGCGCATATCTGAAAGCGCTGGAGGAGGAAGGATGGGTGGTGGCGCGCAAGGTCATGACGGAGGAAATGACGCGCTCCCATCTGGCCGTCGACAAGCCTGCGACCTTCCGGGACAGCCTGCGGCACCCCGACAACGGGCCGCGCCTGTCCGCAGAGATCGAGGCGGAGATCAAGAAGGCCGAAGCGCGCCATGCCGCCGTGCTCGCCGCCTCCCCCAAGCCTCCGGGCGCTGACCTGTGAGCCCCGACCAGTACGCCGCCCTACTCTCCCGCCTGAATGCTGACGGACGAAGCCCTGGCGGATGCACTCCAGCGGTATGCAGGGTGTACGAGGAAGGCGGAGACGTTCAGCGGTGGATCAACGCCATCTGCGGCTTTGAGGTCGCCACGAAGCGCGACGATGGGGGGACATACACGAGGCCGGGAAGGATGGCAGGGCCAGGGGATTACGAGGCGGTGAAGGCGAGGTTGATGGCGAAATGACCATTCGAGTTCTCGTTGCAGGTGGCCGCGACTATCAGGACCACAAGGCCGTTTTCGCAGCCCTTGACCGCATCCACAGTGAGCGGGAGATCGGCGTCGTGATCCACGGGGCCTGCATTCAGCGCGGGATGCTCTCCGGCGCTGATCGGTGGGCTGAGGCATGGGCGCAGGCCAGAGAGGTGCCGTATTGGGGCTTCCCGGCGCCCTGGAACGCTGAGGGGAACAAGGCTGGCCCGATCCGAAACGCCCGCATGCTGGAAAAGGGAAAGCCGCATGTCGTGGTGGGGTTTCCGGGCGGGCGCGGCACGAACGGAATGCTGCGGCTGGCGCGGGAAGCGGGCGTGGAAGTGATCGAAATCGGCGCCCCGTGACTCCACTGCGGTTGCGCTTCCCCTGACTTTGAGGTACTATGGGGATGTTGCGGCGGCACGGATGGACGTGCGAACGGGGGTCAACGCGAGGCGGGGAAACGGTGCAATCCTCCACCTGCAAAGGTGGGCTGCCAGCCGATCATTGCTGAGACCAGCTGGTATCAAGCCCGGCCTGCAACTAATCCCCTCACGGGGTCGGTCGCTCAGGCGGCTGGTGAGCGGCAGTATGGGGCCGACGTCGCTTCAGGAAAGCGGCCCTCAACCATGCGACTACGGGAGCGGCGCGGCCCGTACGGCAAGCAATCAGGCCAACACCACGCCAGCAGCGGCGCCATATTGACGCGCGTGGTCCACGGATCGGCTGATGCCGTGGGAAGCTGGCAAAAGCGGTCCTAGTCTAGTGGCTGGGCCTGAGCCTTCCAAGCTCATGAGGCCGGCTCGATCCCGGCGGACCGCTCCAGTTTCGCCCGAACGGGCTTCGGTATCCACCGGGGGAGAGGGTGCCCACCGGAGGCTGATCCACCAATCCAGGTGGCGGCGTCATCACCCAAGTGTCGCCTGGGGCATTCGACCTTCGTTGCTTTGGACGACAGAGGCGCGGGAACGCTGCCGCAGCCGGAGGATACCCGGCACACTACACCAACCCTCGGCGTGCCGTGGGCTCTCTGGCGATAGACGGGTTGCCGCAGCGCCAGAGCTTATTCGCCCCGCGAATGTGGGGGCACAGAGATCGGTGCGGCGCGAAAGCGATGGACAAGTGTCGGCGTAGAGCGGGGCGGCCATGCCGTGCAAGCGACCACCGGCCCACACCGAGGCAGACGCCTACCGCCGCGAAGGCCCACGTCTCACGCGGGCTGAACGCCGGGGCAAGGGATGTGTGTCACACACATGCCTTCCGGTGGCTAGCGGCGGCGGGCAACCTAGCGGAGCCTGGACGCTCTCGACCTCCCGGACCAGCGGGCATGTTGGGGATGCAGGCAGATGGCGCCATGGCTGCCACCAGTGATGCCACCACCCGGTGGAAGGCCGGGACACCACACGGCGGCTGCGCTGACAACAGGGTTCGACTCCCGCCTTCCGCCTAGCGTTGGGCACACCGGGTGAGAAGCGCAGTCATCGTCAGGCGGGGCCGCCTCCTTACCGGGGCGGCCCTTGCCGCTTATGAAAGGTGCCTTTATCAGGCAGGCGTCTTATTAAACTGCGGGGCCGTCCTGTTTATTAAGGATCCCCCTGCCCCTCCACAGCGTCCGTCACGGCCTTCACCTGGGAAGAGGCGTTCCGTGCCGTCCCGTAGTTGGCGGCGACGATGTCCAGCACCTTTCGCAGACCGGCAACGGCCCTGTCATCGACCTGGGTCGGTGTGAGAGCTGCAAGGTGGGTCAGTCCGTAGAGCGAGGCGAAGACGACCAGCCAAAAGCCTTCGCTGGTCACAAGCGCTGCGATGTCGATGTGCATGGCGGGTCCTTTCGGAAAAGAGAAAGCCCGCCGCGGAGGTCCGGGCGGGCTGGGGTGGGTTTGCGTGAGAAGCTCACAGAACGCTGATTTCTTTAGCGTTTCGGCGCTGCGGTCGGGAATTCCGACCACCGGGGCGGGTCAGGGCGTCAGGAAAAGCGCGCGCTCCGCTGCCCTGCGCTTCACCAATCCCGGAAGCTCCGTTTTCACGCCGTTGACGGTGGCGTAGACCCAGCGGGGGAACTGGTCCGCCACGCTCTCCGCCGACGCCTTGGCGTTCAGCAGCCGGAGCAGTGTGGACGACGCCAGCGATCCTTGCCCGAGGTTCATGACGAAGCTCGCCAGGGCGCCGCGCTGCCGATCGGTGAGCGGCACCTTCACGAGCTTGTCGACCTGCGCCGCCGCCGCGGTCATATCCTCCAGCAGGTAGTTTTCGGCCTGAGAGGCGGTGATCCGCTGCCCCATCTTCACGCCCGCGGTGTGGCCGTAGCCGATGGTTGGAACCCCGGCAGGACACAGGTAGGCGGAGAGATACAGGCCCTCAGCGTTGCGCGCGAGGGCCAGGGCGTCAGGGTGGATGGGCTTCATTTCGGAACCTCGCGGGAAAGGGCGGCGCGCCGAGGGGCGCGCTCACCCGTTGGTCATGGTGCGAATCACGGCGTCCGGGAGCCGGATCGCGTAGTGCCGGACCTTGCTCAGCCAGTACGAGCCGAGCCCGGCGCCGAGGAGAAGGCGGGTGAATGACGCCGGCATGGTCGTGACGGAGCTGGTTTCGATCTGGCCGTTCACAGCGTGCCCCCAACTGCCGGAGGACCACGCCACCGCCTGCCGGATGATGGTGCCGGCCGTGACCGCAAAGCCGGACGTGTCGATGCCGCCGGGGCTGGACACCATGTCGGCGACACCGCCCTGTCCGACCCTGAGCAGGATGCGGTTCGTGCCGGTCCCGTCATCGAACCCGATGAACGAGACCTGACCGGACGGCAGAATGCCGGGGAACAGCCATTCCACGTACAGCGTGCCTTGCGAAACAGACAGCCCCGGCAGTGTCGAGGCCGCCAGAATGATGCCCGTGTCGGCCCCGCGGGATGCGCCGGGGATGTAGCTGGTGGCGTAGCTTGCGGCCTCCAGGTTGGCATACCGGACGGTGCCGCTGACCGTCAGCGTGAGCGTGCCGGCCGTCGGGGTGAAGGTGTAGGTGCGCCGGTTCGGGACGACACCCGTCCCGGCTACGGTGGCCGTCGCCGCGCCGCTCAGCGTCACTGTGCCCGAGCCGTAGAAGCTCAACGTATAGGCCTGCGCCGTGACGCTGACCGACTGCGTCGCCAGCGTGTCCGGGCTGGTCAGCAGGTTCGTGCGGGCCTCCTCGAACATGAGGCCCAGCGGGGTGAGCGTGAGGGGAGCGTGGTCGAAGCGCGCCACGTTGGCCCCCGGCGCTTGGAGCGCCCCGGCGGCGTCCCAATAGCTGCACACCCCGCTCCGCGTCCACGAAGACACCCGCGGGTCCAGCAGCCCGGACAAGAACTGAAGGTTCGTGTCCGGGCGCGGGGAGCGCAGGATTGATGATCCGATGCGCATTTACGACCCCTGTTGCCAGATTTTTGAGGCGTACCAGACGGCGCTGCCCGCCCGTCGGCGGAAGACGATGTGCGTCTCGTAGCCCGCGGTCGTGGCGATGGCTGGCGCGACTGCCGATCCGTCCCACGCGATGCTGTCGCCCACCTGCGTCGCCCAGGTCACGGATCGGTTGCCCGTGCCGTCCTGCACCAGTTCCAGCGTGATTTCGCTGCGCTCCGTCCCGGACAGCGTGAGCGCCGGGAGTGTGATCGTGGCGTTGTTGGTGAGGCGGACGCGCTGGATCGCGTTGACTGCATAAAGCGTCAGTGCCGTCCCGCTGTCCACTTGGCTTGTCGCAGAAACCTTGACCAGACCGCCGTACGCGACATCGTCAAACTGGCCGAGCACGGCGCGAACGGAACGCCAACGTTTCGTGTCGGACCCGTTGGCGTAGGCGTTGTCCACCTCCGGCAAGAGGTTGCCGTCATGGTCGAGCCGCAGGTAATCCACCAGAGACCCGAGGCGCCGCGCCTGAAAGACCAGATCGGCGGCCTCATTGCCGGTGGTGCCTGCGATCAGGTGGCCGCGGGCACCGGCGTAACTGCCATAGCTTCCCGACGCGAAGGGGCCGCTCAGCACCAACGCGCCGCCGATGCCCTGCGTCAGCGCGCGGGTGTCGGTTATGGTCACGGCCCCGCTGGAGGCCTTCACCATCAAGTTGGCATTCAGGCGGTTGCCCTGGGCCTCCGTCACGCCGTCATAGCTGTTCCCGAGGATTTCCGTCTTGTCGATGACGGCTGCGTCGATGACGAGGGGGTCCGCGACGTTCTGGAAATAGTTGCCGATGATGGAACCGGGGTCGGCGCCAGCCCCGAGAACAATGCCGTTCGACCCGGAGTAAAACTGGTTTCCGTGGACCACCGCAGCGCCGTTGGCGATGTTGATGTTAGTCCCCGAAGCCGCCCACACCCCGCCGATGACGCGGACTCCGTTGTCCTGCAAGACACCGCCCGTGGTGTCGACATACACACACGTCGCCTGCGAGACGCCCGTGCAGTTGATCAGCGCGGGATAAGTCGTCGTCCCCGTGATGGAGAAGCCGTACAGGCTCCCCGTGTTGGGTGCTGTGTAGTCGCACTGGCAGCGAACCCAGGAGATGTTCGACACGTCGCGTTGCGAGTAGTTGATCGCGTGCCCATAGGAGAAGCAGTCCAGGGCCGTCGACCAGTCGCAGTTGCCGCCGCTGTCTGCGCTGAACTCGATGCCGACCCCGGTGCGGCGGAGGGGGGCGGCGGTCGCGTCGGATCCACCATGGACACCGGGGGCAGTCGCCGTCATGAACGGCCAGACGTGGACCCGTTCCAGGCGGCTGATGTCCCAGCCGCCTGAGATCAGCACGCCAGCTTGGCAGTCCACGCCCGTATCCAGAACCTTGGTCCGCGCCTTGCCCTTGCTGTCGATGCCGACCGCGTGACCAAGGATCAAGCACCCACGGATGGTCACATCTTCCCCGGCGCACTCGATGGCGGTACCGGAGAACTGCGACACCAGAAGGGCCGCGACGGTGGCGTTCGGTACAGGCTGGGTCAGGCCGGATCGGATGACCAAGAGGTTGCGCACCTCGCCGTCGCCGCCGTGGCGCAACGTTGCCCCAGGTCCGAGCTTTATTTGCGCGCCGCGGTCGTAATACGACTCCGTGCCGTTGTCGGTGACTCCCTGCGCGCCCGCCAGCCCCTCAATCGTCCAGCCGGACGCGATGGTGACGGACGAGCCGAGATACACCTGCCCTTCGTACGGGAGCGCGAGCACGCCGCCGGTCAAAGACGTTGTCGCGAAGAATGCCGTGATTGCCGCGGCGTCGTCCGTCGTCCCGTCGCAGGCGCAGCCGATGTCATAGAGCGACAGGCGCTCGCCGAAGCGTGCCGCGTTGGTCCGCAGCACGGAGCCCCCCGCGGCGATGGCCGTGACCTGGGACCCGTTGCCGTTGATGCGTAGGAACGGCGACGCCGCCGACCAGAACTCGACGCATCGCCACAGGCCGCCGCCTTCACTGACCACCCAGGCGAGATCGCCCGCCGCGGTCGTGATGCTGGCGCCGCCGGGGAGGATGATCTTGGTCGGGTCCTGAACCAACGTCGACGCGCCGTCGAAGCGCAGGAGGCGTTCCGCGCCCGCCTGCGCCGTCCCGAGTGACGTGATGCTGGCGCTGCCGGTGATCGGGACGTAGTTGCCCTTGACGCCCCCCAGATCGACCGTAGCCGCCGCCGCGACCGGCGCGGCGCGAAGCTGGTTCAGCGCCGCGCCGGTCAGCGACAGCGCCCCCTGGGTCAGCCGCGCCTGCTCGACGCCCAGAACGGACGCGGCCATGGTTCCGGCGGCCGGTCGGCTGAAGCCGGTTCCGGGTTCGTCGGCGAAAGCCATGCCGGGGTTGGTGGTGGTGCCGCTCGGCGCAAGGCCGACCGTTGTGATCAGGTTCCAGAGCGAGGCCAGGAGTTGGTCGCCCGTCGACTTCCAGTCGTCGGCCAGAGGATTCGTCATGCTCAGTACTCCACGATCACGAGGCCGCTTTTGCCGGACCCGCCGGAGGCGCCGCTGCCGCCGCCGCCGCCGCCGCCGCCGTAACCAAGCGCGCTGACCCCGGTCACAAATCCGGACGTTCCGCGACCACCGCCGGGGCCGCCGCCGGCACCGCCGCAGCCCGTCGAGGGAGCGCCGGGGCCGAATTGCAAGCCGTCGGTGCCGTACGCCCCGTAATCGTTCAGATCGCCGCCGGAGCCGACGCCCGGCCCACCGCCAGCATTCGCCGCTCCGGTGCCCCCGCCGCCGCCCGTTCCTCCCGACGCGCTGCAATAAGCGCCGAAGGACGATCCCCCCCCATTCCCGCCGCTTCCCGGAGACCCCGGACTCGTGCCCCCGGCCCCGACCGTCACGGCGACCGTGGCGCCCGGAACGAGTCCGGTGATGGTCTTGATGGCCCGGCCTCCGCTGCCGCCCCCGCCGCTGGCATAGGTGGAGTTGTAGCCGCCCGCCCCGCCGCCGCCGATCACGGTCACGCGGACGCGGGTCACGCCGTCGGGAACGGTGAAGGTTCCGGAGGAGGTGAAGACCTGCATGCGGGACATGCCCATCGCGGCCTGAAACCGCAGGGCGAGCAGGTCAACGTCGCCATTGTCCAGAGCGTCCTGCCCCGTCACGGTGCCGATGGCCTGCCCGGCGGCGGACGCCATAACGGTGCCCTGCCGAATGGCCTTGTTGACCTGGGCAGACCGGGCGAGGCCGGATTGAAAGCCGCCTTCCAGCGCGCCGCCGGTCCCGGTGTCGGTCTCCCAATTCGCCTGCGTCTCGACGTTCGCGCCCGTGGCCGTGGCGAAGGGAATGAAATCGTTGGTCGCCATGTGGATTCCTCAAGGAGAAGTGGGGAGGCCCCAGGCGCCCACGTCGAACCCGGCGATGCCGGAGTCGGCGGCGTCGAAGCCGAAATAGGGGATGTCCGGGACGGATTGGGTCCAGTAGGCGTTGACCGCCACGCCGGCCGGACGGACGTTGAGGTAGCCGCCCGTGAAAAGGGCCAGCGTCACCGCGTCGGGCGACGGCCCGAGCAGTGCGAAATCCATCGTCATGTTCTGGTTGTCTTGGATCAGGACCGAGTACCCGGTGCCGGCGAAGGCGATGTCCCAGACCGCATAGGCACCGGGAATGGTGCCGTCCCAGGCATTCGCGGCGATGCGCGCGCGGATCAGCGTCCGGTACCCGTCGTCCGGCAGGACGGTGAGGTACCCTGTCGGATCGCCGACGGCCCACCAGGAGCCCTGGTCGAAGCCGACGCCTGCGGTGTCGAAGCTGAAGTAGACGCCGGTCAGCGGCACGGTCAGGCGCCGGCTTGCCCCCACCCAAAGCCCGATGGTGTCGATCTGGTCGCCCACGGCGCGATCAAGGTCGAAGCGATCAGCAAGACCGGCGATGCTTCCCTGCCCGTCCGAGAGCGGCTTGAGCAGCGCCGTCAGCGCTGCGCGGTATAGGGGTTGGCTGGCGTGCTCGCTCGTGATCAGGCCGAGATAGGTCGCCACGTCGGCGCCGGGCAGGGAGAGGCCCGGCACCTCGTAGGGTGTCACCGCGGGGTCGCCGACCATGTCGACCAGCAACGCGGCAACGCCCGCGATTGCCGCCGCCACAGCGTCCAGGGCGGCCTGCTGCGCGAGGGCGATGGGCCGACCGGCGGGGGCCGGAACCACGGGCTCCTGAACCGGCAGGCCAGGGTAGATGTCGGGGGAGCCGATGTAGAGGCCGAGGCGGTTGATCGCCCCCTGGATCGCCAGCCCGGAGTCGGCCGCGGCGGTCTGGAATTCCTCGTTCATTGCCGCCTCACTCCACGGTCAGGACGATCTGGTCCGTTTCGGTCTGCGCGACGGAGTCGAAGGGGACCGGAACATTGGCCGACCCGGACGGGTCGGGGGCCATGCCGACCGTGATCGCCGTCACGTCGTAGGTGGCGCTGAGCGCGTCGAGCTGAGCTTGCGTCTGAGCGGTGCCCGATGCGGCGGACACCGCCGCGATAGCCGCGGTGCCGGTCAGGTTCGCCGCCGACCAGAGGCGCCCGTATGTGACCGCGCCGCCGATGGTGGTGCTGTTGATCTCCTGCACCAGCGCCGCCACGATGTAGCCGCCGATCGCTGACGTGTATCCCGCGAGCGGCGTGATCGTGACCGTGGCGTAGATGTCCGTGTAGGCCAGAGTGCTGTACCGGATCGTGACGGGCACGCCGGACGGGTCGGTGACCAGGACGCTCGTGTCGCCGTAGGTCCCGGTGCCTGGGGCCTTCTTCACGGCGATGGCCTGGGCGATCAGCGCCGGGGCGCCCCCCTCGACCACCGCGCAGACGGTGTGGCCGGGGATGCCGTTCCCGTCGGTCGTGCCGGTGTCGTTCTCATAGAGCCGCAGGCGCGTCACGCCTGCGGCGTTGGCGATCTGCCCATAGAGCGCGGCGAGCGGCGTCACGGCGGCGAGTGACGTGGATTGCGCCTGCCGCTGCCGCAGGGCCGCATCGGACTCCACCGCGCGCCCCAGGGAAGCCGCCGCGGCGTTGGTCACAGCCTGCCAGCCGCGCTGCGGGTTGAGGATGCGGGTCAGCGTGTCGGCCTCCGCCGCCACCGCTCCAGCGGTCGTGCAAGTCGCCGCAGTCGTCACCTCGCCTTCAGGCGGAATGGTCACGGTGGCCTGGAGCGCCCACTGCGTGCCGAGGCTCTGGTCATCGCCGATCAGGCCGTTGCTGATGACGGTCCCGGCCTGCCCGGTGATCGTCACCACGGCGGCGCTGTTGGTCGCGCCGATCCGGCTGATGCCGTTGATCTTCACGGCATATGACAGCCCGGTTCCCTGCGCGGTGGCCGGGCTGAAGTTGTTGTAGGCCGCGATCGCGGCGCTGTTGGAGTCGTGGATCGCGCGGGCAAAGATCGCCAACATCTGGCCATCCTGGCTGTCTGGCGCGATGTAGGAGTCGCTGCCGTAGATGGCCTGAAAGCTGGCCTGCAGGCTGGCGTAGATGTCCACGTAGGCGGGCGCGGTGATGCCGCTGGCGCTGACCGTCGCGGCCAGTGTCGGGAGGGGATAGGTCGTCATCGGGGCGTCACCGTGGAGAGGGTGATGTCAATCGCCGTCTGCCCGTAGATCGTGGCGACGGTGGCGGAGACGGACAGGGCGCGGGTCGCGCGGTTCAGGTCGCTGGAGTAGGCGACCAGATCCGTCACGCCGGTCGTTTCGAGGATGCGCGTCCGGATGGCCGTGTCGTAGGTCGGCACGGTCCCGGTCCCCAGGATCTCCGTCGAGTAGGGAGTGCCCTCCGTGACGTCGAGGAACCATTCCCCGGTCAGCAGTAGCAGGCGCGTCCGGATCGCCTGCGCCACCGCGGCGGCGTTGTCGACGTGGAAGGCCGTCGCGCCGGAACAGAACGTGCTGTCCCCGGCGCCGGTAAGGGCTCGGTAGCGCATGGGTCAGGTTCCCGGTGTCGGCGCGGCGGTGCTGCCGCTGCCCGGCTGGACGCCGCCATGGATGTGATGCTGCAGGCTGACCGAGGCGCCGCCGGCCCCGGCCACCACGTCACCCGTGGCGTAGACTGCCCCGGCGATGGCGCACGGCGCGGCGTGCCCCTCGCTGTTGAGGATCGACAGCCGGCCCGAGATGGTGACGTCTGGGCTGTCCAGAACGATGCGGGTCGGCGCCTTCACCGTGACGACCTCGCCGCTGGCCACTTCCACGTAGGTTTCGCCGTCGTCACTGCGGAGCTGGGTCGAATTGCCCGAGACGCCGCCGATCACCTTCGGCTGGCTCCAGACCTTCGGGATCACGAAGCCGTCCGACAGGTCGTGCATCCGCAGTTCGGCCTGCGCCTGCACGCCACCACTCGACCACCACGCGTCAATGCACCGGTCGCCGATCACCACCAGCACCTCGTCCCCGGCCGCCACCGGGAAGGTCAGCGTGAAGCCGCCGCCCGATGGGAAATGCACTGGGCAGTCGAGCAGCAGCGGCAGGTTGACCCAATGCCAGACGCCCGCCGGGTCCCGTACCTGCCGCTGGATAGCCGGCTGCACCACGGCGGTCATGGCCGCAGCGTTGAAGCTCTGAATGATGCCGGGGCCGGCGGTGCTGATCCGACCCTGAAGGCCGTCCATCGCCGCGCGCAGGGCTTCCTGCCCGTCGTCCAATCGTTCACGAGGGTCCAAGACGATTCCCCAAAAGAAAAAGCCGCCCAGCGAGGGGCGGCTTTGCGGTCAGACGATGCGGCGTTGGACGGGCAGGCGTCCGGTAAATCAGCGATCAAGGAGTTTGGCGGCTGCCTCGAACGTTTCGCTGCGGCGCTCATCGGAGCCGTGGACGTGGGTGAAACACACCCGCTCCGCCCCGGCCTCGCTCCGCTGATAAAGGAATGAGGCGATCATGGGCAGGTTGTTGTCATGGCAGATACGCACGATCTGCTTCATGAGCGGTGCGATCTTCTCATCATAGACGTGTTCAGCGTCGAAGGCGGCGGACATCATTGGCCTCTTGTCTGTCGGGGAGGGTTGGCGCTTACCACAAGCAACCAGCGTCGGTCTTGGATGGTCGGGGCCATCGACCGCGGCCATCGCGCCCCATGATCCGCATCTGGGCCTTGGTGATGTTGGCGATGCCGAGGATGATCGCCTCTCCTTCAGGGTGGCCCTTCGGGGAGAGGCTCGCCGCCCACCCCATGCAGACCTGCGCGGCGTAGAGGCGGAGGCTCGCGACGATGCGGGGCATGACGTCAGCCCGCCTTCGCCGCGCGGGCGCGAATTTCAGTGGCGTGGTTAACCTTCGCCTCATGCAGCGCGCTTGCCAGACGCAAAAGGTCTCCTATGTCGTCACACGCCGAGATTTGGCAATGGAACCCGCGGAGATATTCCGGGGAACGCTCCGTACCAGCGAACTCCGCCCCTCCTGGATTGTGGAATGCGGACAGTGCGTAGGCCGCGCGCAGGTCGCCGATAGCTTTTCTGGCGGACGCGCTTTCCACGTAAGGAGCGTGCGAATAATCCGCGTCCGGGAAGGTCATATCAACGGGGGCGGCATTCGCAGGGCGACCTGGATTGTGTATGCTGTCTTTGGTGTCGGTCATCGCATCATCTCCATGCGGTTGGCTTCGGCCGCGGGCGGCAACCCGCGACCGGCACCATCACCATACCACCTCCGCGCTCCCTGCTCACGCGCCATCGCGACGACGCGCGGGGCTTTTTCAACCCACAGGTCCACCAGCCCAATACGGGTTGACCCGCTGGCCGTCCGGCGCCGAAGGATCGACGGCGAGGCACGTCATGGTGGAGTACCAGGGCACCCCGCGGCTGTCCCCCACGAATTCGTGCACCAGCACCTTGTAAAAGCCGTCGTCGGCGATCTTGGCGTTGAAGCCAGGGATGGACTCCAGCCGGCCTGGCGAGATGGCCGGGGCCGTGCTGAGGCCCTGGTTGATCGACTTGTTGTCGATCCTCACCAAGCCCCCGATCTGGATTTTCGGGTTCAGCAGCGCCGTCACCTCGATCCCGCCCGGCGTCTGCTGCGGATAGCCGATGAGCCCGGTGGCCGCGGTCAGAACCACCGCCTCGCCGGCCCGGTAGCCGGTCAGCGGCACCATGACCAACTGCCCGTTCTGGATGCTCCAGCTCTGCCCCACCGTCTCGCCCAGGCGCCGCATGTAGTCGCGCGCCATGCCGAACATGACCTTGCCACGGCTGAGCGCCGTGGGCGGCAGGTCTGTCACGTAGCCGGCCTGCAGGTCCATGGCCTTGGACAGCGCGTCGAACTGGTCCGCGGGTGTCGAGCCAGCGGCAAGGCTGGTGTTGATCACGCTGTTGACGTAGGCCGTGTCGCCGTCGGCGGCGAAAACATCCAGGTAGCTGTCGGTCGGGCTCTCGTGCCCGGTCATGACCTGCTTGATTTCGCCTTCGAAGATGACGCCGTACGGCCCGTCCGCATAGCCTGCCTGGAGCGTGACGCGCTGGTATTCGCCGCGGACCTTGCGCGCTGTCTCCTCCTTCAGGTTGTAGATCCGAATGAACGAAGTGCCCGGCGTTCCGATGTCCGACTGGTTCACGCGGAACAGGATGCGCATCTCGGACAAGTCGAGGCCGCCGCCGCCCAAGCTCTGCGGGTTGTACACCACGAGCCCGATTTTCCGCCCGAAAAGCGTCTCATTTGCCATGGGTCCTCACGGGGTCGTGAAGTAGAGGTGCCCGGTGCTGCCCAGCGTCTCGTACGAGGGCACCAAGTCCGGGTTGTTGTCGCTCTGCACAAGGATTTCCGCCCCGGCGCCGCCGATCAGCAGATATCCGACCTGCTCCAGCAGGTTGACGCCCGTCACCAGGGGCACGCCCTGCACCAGCCCGACCCCGCCCTGGCCGACGATGTCGAGCACCCAGCAGGACGCGGCTCCATTCCAGTCGATCGCGAGCTGGTAGATCGTGCCGCCGAGCGTGATGGTCATCCGCTGCGCCGCCGGGATCGTCGGGATTTCGAACTCCGCCATTACGGACCCCTTGGCCTGACGATGGTGATGGTGCGCAATCCGACGTTGCCATTGTTCACCGGGGCCGCGGTCGCCTGCGGGGCCTTCTGGACGGACGGATCAGGCACGGTGACGGTCTGGACGCGGGCGAACAGCACCTCTTGGAACTCCGCCGACACCCACAGGACGTTTTCCGATTTCTCGCCCGTCCGGACCGCAAGCGTCTCCAGCATGAGGTTGGTGTACCGGCGCTTGCCCGTCACCACTGTGACCACGGCGCGCTGCGTCTGGATCTTCAGCAGCGTGTCGTAGAGGTCCGTCAGGTAGCTGGTGTCTGGCGGCACCGGCAGGAACATGGCCGCGATGCCGGCGGCGTTGGCGAAGCTCCATCCGGCCCGGATGCGCAGCCGCGCCGGCAGCTTGAAGGCGTGATCCGTGATCTGCGCGCCGACTTCCACCGGGTGCTGAGTCAGGCGGAGTTGGTCGAGGTGCTGTTCCTCCACCACGACCTGCGGGGCGAGGGACGAAATGGCCGGGCGCCCCGACTGGTCCACCGCCGGTTTCCCCGCGGCGTCCTTGGCCTGCCACAGGATGACGCGCTTGGGGCTTGTCGACCAGATGGCGCCGAGGACGTTGGAGCCGATCAGCCCAGCGGCGCCGAGGCCAAGCGCGGGGATGTTCATTTGCTCACCTCACGATGGCGGACAGGTTTCGCACGAGGTCGCCGGTTGCCCGCTCCTGCGCTTGGCCGATGGCGCGCCCGGTTGCCGCCGGGTCGGTCGCTCCGTTGACCGTGGTGTTGACCGTCTGGTTGACCGTGACCGGCCCCGCCCCGCCCTGCGCGGCTTGCGTCGCCGTCTCCGGCCGGACCTGCGACAGCCAGTGCTGGCTGTAGCCCAGCCGGCGCGGGATGTCGTCCAGGCCGCCCCGCTCGTAATGCCGCGTCACCACGTCGGCGGCGCGCTGCAACGTGGTTGCGCCGCGCAGGAGCGCCCCTGCGGCTCGCTCGTTGCCGCTCGTCAGCTCGTGCTGGACGTAGGCCAATTGCTCATCCAACGACGCATCGCGGAGCTTCTTGCCGTACATGCGCTCGAACTCTTCGATGCGCGGGCCTCGCCACTGCGCGATGCCGTGCGCGCCCTGGCCGCCGCCCTCTGGGTTGTAGGCCTTCGGGTCGAAGTTGGACTCGCCCTGCAGCGCCCCGGCGATCGCCGCAGCCTGCTCCTTCGTCCATCCCTGCTGGATGAAGTACTGCGTGACCTTCTGGCCGGTGGCCTGCATATCGGACGGGGATGAGATCGGCGGCGCGGGGTCGGCATCCACACCGTAGGCGCGGGGGTTCGCGTTGAACTTCCGCACCTCGTCATCCTCCCCGGCATTGGCCTCGGACGGGGCCATGACCGCAGCGGCTGTGCCGATCACGGGGAGGCGCCGGAGCAGACCGCCCAGAAGGCCGCTGCCCGATGCGCCAGCCGCCGTGCCGCCCAGGCCCAGCATGTTGCGCAGACCGCCCAGCAGCTTCCATCCGCCCCACGCCGCGCCGACCGCCACGCCCACGTCGACGGCCTTGCGGCCCGTGTCGTCCAGGCTGGTGTACCAGCGCGCGAAGGCGTCCGCCGCCGCGTTGGCGTAGTCGACCACCTGTTTCGCCACCGGCAGCCAATCCTGCGCCACCCGCTGCGCAAGCGCCGAGAACCGCGCCATCAGACCGCCCAAGGCGTTGTCGAAGTCCTTGCTCTGCTCGGCCAGCTTCTCGCTGTCCACGCCGAATTGACCGAGGATGCGCCGCCCCTCCTCCTGCGCCTTCAAGTAGGCCGGCAGGTTGTCGAGCACCCGGTTCAACGTCTCCGGGTCGATGCCCAGGCGCGGCGCGATGGCGATGGCCTGATACCGCGGCATCTTCGCCAGGACCGGCAGAAGGTCGTTCAGCGTGCCGGACAGGTCGCGCAACTGGCCGTTGGCCTGCCGCGTCTGGATGCCGTAGGCGTTGAGCAGCCCTTCTGTGCCGGGGTTGGTCCGCATGGCGCGGGCCAGACCCTCCAGCATGTCCTTGCCCTGCCCGGCCTGCAGGCCGACCTGCTGCGCGGCATAGCCAACGGCCTGCAGGGATTCCGCCGTCGCGTGGGTCCGCTGTGAGGCGTAGTACAGATCCTCCATCTGGCGGGCCACGGTCGTGACCATGGCGCCCACAGCGGTGGCCGTGAACACCGCGGCCTTGCCCAGAGCGACGACCGGCACCGTCGCCTTGTCCACGGCGCCTTCGAAGCGCTTCAGCCCGCGCTCGTCAACGTCGAAGCCGAGCCCGACGAGGAATTCGCGGATCGTGTCAGCCATTCCCGCGCTCCCGTTTGGTGGCTTCGTGCACGCGCCAATCGTTCTCGGCGCGCATGTCGAGGAAGTCGTTCATTTCGGCCACGTCGGCGAGGTCGAGCGTGCCGTCCTTGAGGGACTCGTACCGGCACATCCCCTCTCCGACCGGCCGCAGCAGCCAGCCCCGCCGGCCCGGCAGCGTCACCAATTTCGCCGCCGTCTCCGGGACGGTCAGTTCCCAGGCGCGGGCGGGGCGGCTGAAAAAGACGCGAGGGACGGCTGCAGGACGCGCCACACGATCTGGATCATGAGCGGCAGGGAGTCGGCCACGTCGTTGAGCATGATGTGGCTGCCCGTGGGGTCGGTGAGCCGCGCCCACCCGACCTGCTGCCCCTTGCGCGCCCATTCCACCTTGGACAGCGCCGTCATGATGACCGTCATGCGATCCTGCCGGGGCATGGCGGCCAGGGCCTTCGTCAGCGGCTCCAGCACGGCGGACGGCTCGCTGTCGAGCAGCGCTTTCACGCCGCCCTCCAGGCCGCCGCCGCTCTTGAAGACGCGGACAATGGCGTCCGCCGCGCCGGACAGGACCGGGGCCAGGGCAACAACCACGTCCAGTTGCTCGAAGGCGCTCAACTTGCCGGCCCGAAACGCCGTGTCGCCGATCTGGAATTCCACCATTGCTTAGAACCCCGTCATGCTGGAGAGGTTGGGCGTGCCGCCGCCGAGCTGGATGTTCAGCACGCCCTCGAACTCCCATTCGTTCATGGGGCCTTCGACGTTGTAGACGACGGTCGGCTGCTTGCGGAACGCTGCGCTGGTCAGAGTGATGACGTCGCCCCGGTCGACGTCGGAGAAGGCAATCGTGTTGCCCCCCCAATTGGCCGCGCTGGACTTCTGGAAGTTGTACATCAGAGACAGCATGGCATTGACCGGGCTCGTCTTGAGCAGCCGCACCACGGCCCGGCCCGGACTGGCGGCGTGCAGGCTGTGCATCACGGCCCCGTCCGCGCCCATGGTCATCGTGTTCTTGTCTTCGGACGGCTCGACCGTGATTCCTTCGGATGCCACGCCCGCCGTGTTGCCGATGTTGATCGCGCCGCCGGGGCCGACGATCGTCCCCTGAACGCTCAGGAAGCTGTAAGTGTTCGAGACAGGCATTTCTTACGCCTCCTGGGGTTTACTGGTTGACCGTGACGGAAATCGCCACGTCGTGAACCGCGCCTGCTTCCTTCGCCATGACCTGGATGGGCACGGACTTGCGCGCGGCGCGGTCGGCCTGCGACTGCGACGCGATGGGTGGCACGTAGACGTAGTAGCCCTTGGGCAGCCAATCGCCCTGCTGGTACTGGCCGAACCCGGCACTGTTCCAGACGCCCGGCGCGAGGAACCCGTTGTTGACGGCCTGCGCGCACACGGCCTCGATGGTCGTGCCGATCAGGTGCATGCCGGCGTCGGTCTGCGGGACCTTCGTCGGCGTCGTGAACAGCAGATTGAAGACGGCGGATTGGATGGACGAGCCGAACCAATCGGCGTTCCAGATTTCATCGATGAAATGGCGGCTCGCCAGCTTCCCGTTCACGGTGATGGCCGTGTTGTTGTTGAAGTTGGCGTAATAGTTGTAATTGTTCGCGTCGAGCGCAGCGGCCTGCGTGCTGTTGAGGCTTTCCGCAACAACGCCCGGCTGCTGCTTCCACATGAACGTGATCGTGGTGTTCGCGCCGTTGTAGTTGACGGTGCAGCCTTTGCCGAAGATGGCGCAGGCGGCAAACGGCGTGGTGCTCGACCACTGGACGAACGTGCGGTTGTACTCCAGGGCCGCCAGCAGCGCGCCCAGGCTCGTCGTGTCGCCCGGCAGCAGCGCCGCCGCCTCGCTGGTCGTGGCGCCGTAAAGGTGCCGGTTGCCGTTGCCCTCGATGTAGCCAGCGACGGCGAGGTGGTCCGCGTCCGTCACGTGGGCGTTGCCGCCCGAGCTGCCGAAGGTCAGGCCGTACCAGTCAGCAAAAACGGACTCGATGGCCTGCACCGCGGCGAGCGGCGTTTCCGCGTCCGCGCCCGGAACTGCGTAGCTGCCCGACGTGGTGACGCGGGCGCCCAGCGTGGCGCTGATGTCCGTGCCCGATCCGCCGGAGAGGGTGGCGCCGGAGAGGGTGATGGCGCTGGACGACTTGGCGAGCGTGTAGGCCGCCCCGGTGGTCCCGGTGGCCTTGCTCACAATGTAAAGGGTCGTGCCGACCACGCCGTAGGTCATCGCCGACAGGTTGGCGTCGGTCGAGCTGGACAGGAGCGTCAGCAGGTTCGCCAGCGTCGCGGCAAGGGTGCTGCCGATCTGGACCTGACCCGCGCTCGGCGCACCCGACACGAAGGTGACGGCGGTGCCCTTGATCGTGAGCGTGTCGTTGTTGGCGGGCTGGCCCGAGAATGCCGCAGATCCGATGGCGGCAGGGGCCTGGAGAAAGCTGAAGGACGAGTCCGCGCCGTCCGTCCCGCTGGCGAAGTCGAAGCGGCCATAGACCGAGTCCCACGCCGCCGCGGAGCCGGATGCGGCGCTGTTCAGCGCGGTCTGGATCGCCGACGCCACGCCGTTCAGGTTGGTGGCCGTCGAGAAGTTCAGGCCGCTGATGTTGTGCGGGATGCTGTCGATGTACGTCAGGAAAGCGCCGGACGTGATGGCCGCCCAGTTGCTCATGACCTGCTGCGCCGCCGGCAGCGTGGCGCCAACCAGCCGGGCCGGGGCGTCCTCGCGCACCCAATAGCCGATGTAGAGCCGGGTCGGCTGGGGCTGGGCGGCGAAGAAGATGGCCGCCGCTTGGTACTCGGGCGCCGACGTGCCGAAGTCGCCGGCAACGCCGTTCAGGTCGCTGTACAGCCGGTAGCGCTCGCGGGCGTCGATCACGCCCGGCGTGTCGCCGACGATCAGCAGCGAGTTGAGGTCCGGCCCCTGCGCCGCGGTCGGCGTGATCTGCACGCCCACCGAAATCAGCTTGGAGACTGGGAGGGTGTTCGCCATGGCGGGCGGCTCCTACGAATTGGTGACGGTGACGGGGACGGTGAGCGTCCGACCCACCGGATCGCCCGCGATGATGGTCGCTTGGCCCTGCAGTAGGTTCAGGACGGGGTAGCTGCGCGCGACGGCGCGGCGGACGGTGATGGGCAGGTCGACCCGGTAGAGCCAGCGGGACTTGAGAAGCGACGGGACCGGGGTCAGCGTGCCCGTTTCGATCAGGGCGAACCCGGCCAACTGAAGCGGCTCGCTGTTCTGCCGGATCGTGAGGTTGTCGCGCAGCAGGGCCGCGTGAGCGTCGGCCTGCCCGGCGACTCCCAGGTCGTAGACGCTCACCAGCAGCTCCAGCCGCTCGTGCCGAACGACGATGTCCTGACCGTCCCCGCTTGGGTCGTGCGTGACGCTGGGATAGGCATCCGCCGGACGGGCCGTGATGCCGATGGCGGCCCATGCCTCGCCCGCGTCGGGGATGGCGGGCGGCTCGGCCTGCCAGCGGGGCCGGACCATCTGGCCGGGCAGCCCCAGGAGCGGCGCGAGCCAGCCTTGCAGGAAGACCAGCAGCGCCTTGCCTTCCAACGGCGCGACGGTGCCGTTCGGCAGGATCGGGCCGCCGGTTGCGCTGGTGTTGCTCATGCTCCGGCCTCCTGCGGCGGGCTGTCGATGAAATCGGTGCTGGAGCAATCGGCCTCGACGAACCCAGCGCCGAACGCCGTCCAGTCCTTGAGGTCGCGGACCACGTAATGGTCGCCGCCCCACAGGATCAGGTCCGGCTGGTAGCTGGCCCCGGCCTCTTTGCTTGGGCCACGCAGCCGGAAGGCGGTGATGACCTTGATCGTCTTGGCGCCGGTCTGGAAATCCTGTTGGCGCACCAGCGAGTTGTCGCCGGTCGGGGAGATGGAGCCGTAGACGGGGCCGATGGTCTCGGGCGTGACGGTGCTGAACCCATCGCCGCCCACCGCCTCCTGCCGCCGGATGACCGCGAATTCGGTACCGGCGATGTAGGTCGAGAGCGTGAGGCCGCTCAGATCGATGCTTGCCATCAGCGGCTCCGCACAACGTAGGTGATGGCCCGGAGAAGCTGACCGGTGTCCCAGAGCGGTTTGGCGTCGGCTTCGGTCGCCTTGCGCCGGTAATCGCTGCCGGCGCTGCGCTGCGCCCGGTTGGCGATGGTGGCCGGCGAGAGCGGCGGCTGGAGGCCGTTGCGGATCTCCGTCTGTGCCGCGGTGGCTGCCCTCTGGCCGGCCCGCGCCAGCCCGATCTCAACCCCCGTGGCGTCGCCCTCGATCGCCGCATCCGCGGCGCCGCGCAGTTCCGCCATGATCTGCGGCTTGGCCTTGGCAATTCCCGGCTGGAGGAAGGGCCGGGGCGGGATGTTCACCTCGGGCGCGCCGAAGGTGTGGATGTAGGCCAACTGCGCGTTCGTGATGGGCTCGCCGGCCTGCCGGTTGGCGTTGTCGCCCGGCACGCCCACCATGGCCTGCCGCTTGGCAAGCTGCCGGATGCCGTCGGAGACCTTGCCGAGATGGTCCCGCGTGACCCGGACGCCCGACTTCATGCGCCGTACCTCGGCCCGGTGTAGGGGCCGCGCGGACCGGGCGCATAGACCGGCCCCAGGCACTTGGCCTTGAGCAGGCGCCATAGGCGGACGCCGTATTGGGTCAGGTTCCATTCGCCCGCTCGTTCATCCGCCACCTTCCCGGCGTCGTAGCTGGCGGAGGTCGGGCCGACCGTCTCGGACGTGGCTGGCCCCCGGATTGCCCCTGGCGCACCGCCGGTCGCCCCCGCCCGCACGTTCGGCGCGGACAGGGCGAGGTTGTGGGCGGTGAACAGCATCACGGCCAAGTCCATCTGGCGCCCCAGACGCTTGGCGTTGAGCTGCGCATAGCCCTCCGCCGACCAGAAATTGAACTGGCTCTCCGGGAAGACGGCGGGGTTGCTGAACTCGGGGAAGGCCGTGATGAAGGTCTGGTAGGTGACAGCCATACGGCCCTCCTATGGTCAGGCGACGACGCCCTTCTCGATGCCGCGGACGCGGGCCTGCGGGTTGCTCTGATCGATCGGTTCCAGGCCGGACCGGACGTCACGCCGCTCCTTCGCCTCGTCCTCGGCGTAATGGGCCTTCTGGTGGGCGAAGATCAGGCCGTTGCGCACCAGATCGGAGTCCTCGTTTTGGTCCAGCCACTTGTCCCAGAAGTCCTTCGGGACGCCGGGCGTGATGGCGTAGCCGCCACGGATGGCGTGCTCGGCCGAGACGCCCTTCGGCACGGCGGCACCGTGGATGACGAAGGTCATCGGATCCGGCCGCGCGACTTCGACCTTTCGGAAACCGCCCCCCATGACGGGCTCGGAAGTCTCGGCCATGGTGAAGGTGCGCAGGCGCAGGCCGTGCGGCAACTTGCACGCGACGGTGACGGTCTCGCCCGTGGTGGCCGGCGGCGTGGCGTCGGTCGTGGCGGGGGCGGTCAGGACGTCTTCGGAAACGCGGGGCGTGGCGGGGGTATGCTCGCGCGGCGGCATGGGGTCCTCATGGGTTGAGAAAGGCTTGATCGATGCTCAGGCAGGCGCCCGGCGGGAGGGGTGCCGGGCGCCCGATCAGCGCCGACCGGGGACGGGTCGGTCAGACGCCAATCATCTGCGCGACGCCCATCGGCATGCGGATGACCGCGCCCCACGTACCCGCCGTGACCTTCTTGCGGAAGGCGCTTTCGAGGCGGATCATCGGATGAGCACGCATCTTCTCGTTGTAGGCGCAGTAGCCGGTTTCCTGCCCCTCGATGGACTCCGCGATGAGCTGGACGACGTTGCCGCCGGCCACGCCCTGCGGGTTGGCGGCCGACTTGGCGCCATACAGCACGTCGGTCACGACCCGCAGGTTCGGGAAGTTCTTCTTCAGCAGGTCCGACACGTTGACGTTGTACGTGTTCGTCGCAGTGAGGGCGACTTCCGATCCGGGATCCAGCGCGAGCGTCAGCTTGGATTCGCGGTCCACGAGGCCGCCGGTCTGCGCCACCAGCTGATAGTAGAGGGCCTGGACGTCGATGAAGACCTCGTTGGCCGTGGCCTTGATCTCGCCGTTGACGATCCACTTCGTGCCACCGGCGGCCTTGGTCGCCGGGGTGAGCGCGGCCGAGAGGTTCGGGTCGTTCAGGAGGCCATAGTTCTCCAGGCCCGCGACGCCGAAATGGTAGGTCACGTTGGCGAAGCGGTCGAGCATCACCGCCGCGCTCTTGTCCTTCGCGGCCACCGCGTTGACACGGGCGAGGCCCAGGCGCTCCAGCTCCAGGTCGCCGACCTCGACGTTGGTCTGGAACAGGAAGGACTGGCGCTGCGGGAAGTTGACGTTGACCCCGGTCACGCCGTTCGCCGAGTAGTCGCCATAGGCCGAAACCTCACCCGTGTTCTCGGTGACGGGGAACATGGCGGTCTGGTCAACCCAGGTGCCCTTGCGGACCTCGCCGAGGATCGCCGCGCCTTTGTTGGGCGAGAAGAAGACCTCGTAGACCTGGGGGTCGATCATGGTCGTCAGCATGGCCGGGACGCCGCCGTTGGGGTCGGTCGTCAGGCCCGGCTGGGCGTCCATGGCGAGGGTGTAGTTGGCCCGCACGTCCTCGGACAGGTAGGCGGTGGCGGGCACGTAGATCCCGTAGGACTCGAGGCGCGCCTGATCCTGCGCGAACGCGGCGCGAGCCTCTTCGCGGGTGGCAAAACGAGGCATAGGAAGCTCCCGTGAAATGGGCGCCGGCTCGCGGCGCGTAGAAGAGGGGGCCTTGCCGAAGGGCCGTGACGGCGCCCGGTCAGCCGATCGGGGTGGAGGTGATCTTGACCAGTTCGCCGGTCAGGCCGGTCGAGCGGGCCTCCCAGCGGGTCTCGATGTTCAGCGCCGCCGTGACGGTGGTGCTGCTGGCGGTCTGCGACTGGCCGACGCGGTACGTCCCCGTGCCGCCGGTGCCGGTGCCCAGCGCCGTGATCGTGGTGCCGGCGGTGACGCCGCTGCCCGACAGGACCGCGCCCACGGTCAGGGTTCCGCTGGACACCGCCGTGACGGTCAGGGTGCCGTAGTCCTCGGTGATGGTCGTGCTCGCGACCGTCTGCTCGGCGATGTCCACGGCATAGGTGCCGACGCCGCCGGCGGTGCCGGAGAGCTGGGAAGCCACGCGGGTGCCGGTGGCGACGCCGGTACCGGACAGCACGCCGCCGGGGACGACGGTCCCGGACGCCACGGCAGTGACGGTCAGGACGTTGCCGGCGATGGAGCCGGTAACGACGGCCTGGGACGGGGCGATGGAGCCGGTGACGGTGGCCGTGGTCGGCGCTCCGGCGGCGGCGAAGCTGATCGACCCGTCCGCGAACTTGGCGTAGGCCTTCTGGCCCGGCAGCGCCCGCGTGGAGCCCTCGTTCTCGACCCAGAAGTCGCCGCCGTTGAACAGCTCGACCGGGAAGCCCTCGGGGATCGTCATCGACGCCCCGTCGAGGAAGCCGGTGATGAGGCCCTGCTGCACGCGCGGGACGATGCCGGTCGGCTTGCCGATGCCGTGGCTGGAGACGATGGCCGGGGCGCTGTTGCTGTCCACGGCGCTGTAATCGACCCAGGCGAAGCGACCGATGTCCACGCCGTCCGGGCCGGCCACGAAGGCGCCCGGACCGGCCAGGGCGTTGTGCCGGGGGTTGGTGGACGCGAAATCGCCAGCGACGGCGGGCGCCGGCTGGCTGTTGACCTGCGACTGGAATCCGCCGCTCATGGGGTGCTCTCCCAAAAAAGAAGGCCCCGCAGTGGGGCCGGTGGATCGGTGATGCTGCGGCGACCGGTCAGACGGTGCCGATGCGGCCCGCGCCGGGGTAGCGGTCGGCGAAGCCCTTGGCGCTCGCGGCGTCCATGGCCTGGACTGGCGGTCGGCGCGGCGTGGCGGCCTGCACGTGCATGTCCCACATGGCCCGGTAGGCGCTGGGGTGGACGTCCTTCAGGTTGACGCCGCGCATTTCCAGGGCGGCCTTGAAGACGCCCTCGGCGCTGTCGCAGGCGACGGCCAGCGTGCCAACGACCGGGCGGACCAGATCGCGGGCCTCGGCCACGGCGTTCATGCGGGCGATGACCGCGGTCTCGGTCTTGACGCGCTCGGCGGCCAGGGCGGCGTCCATCGCGGCCTTGGTCAGGGGCGGCTCCGGCTGGCCCTGGAACGGGGGCGGCTGGTCGGCGGCCTTCGGCGGCTGGAGCGCGCCGGGCTCCGGCTCCTCGTCCTCGCCGAGCATGGCGCCCAGCGCGGCCATGTCCTCTTCGCCCAGCTTGCCGGCCAGGGCGGCGAGGATTTCGGCCTTGGTCTTGCGGACGGCCGGGGCGACGGCTTCGGCCTCGTCGCCGGCCTCCAGCTCGGCCAGGAGGGGTTCCGCCTCGCCCATGGCGTCCTGCGCCATCTTGCCCGTCAGCACGCCGCGCAGCTTCGCGACGATTCCCTTGCGCTTGCTCATGTTCTCGATCTCCAGGGGCTTCGCGTCGCCGACAACCACGTCCGGGCCGGCTCGCCCTTCTTTCACCAGGGCCACATGGTTGCCCTTCAGGTTGCGCATCACGCCGTCGTAGGGCTGGCCCTCGTACGCGCCCGGCGTCATGTCCGGGTCGTAGCGGTAGCCGCACGACAGCTCTTTCTGTGTGCCGTCCTCGATCCCGGCGATTGCGTCGGCAGTCCAGACGGCCAGCGAGTTGGTCAGGTACGGGGCCTCGAACGCCGCGTCTGTGCCGGTGGTCCCGACGACCTTGCCGAAGGGGTGATCCCAGGCGGTCGAAGGGACGTGGGTGTCGAGCAGCGGCAAGGCGTTGAAGGTCGGCGCTGCGCGAGCCAGTTCGTCCGGGTGACGCAGAAGTCGATACGTCTTGCCGGGGTCCAGCCCCAGCGCCTCCCATCCGGGGATTTCCCGGCCCAGGTAGGGGTTCACGACGGCCTTCGAGATGTTGGCCCGCTCGACCTTCAGACGCCCATCCTCGTCCTTCTGGCGCACCGTGTCGCGGTCCATCGCCAGCCGGTCCGTGGTCACGCTGTCCGCGGCGCCGGCCGGGTCTGGTTTCGGCGGATCGGCGACACTCGGCGGTCCGTCCTTCGCGCGCCCATCGTCCGGCCCCTGGTGCTCCGGCTCCTTCGCCTCCTCCATGAAGAAGCGGATGAGCAGGCGCACCAGATCGCCTAGGTAGGACGGAGCGGCGTCCTTCGGGATGCTTGGCGGCATGGTGGGAACCCCTGTAGGCTGGCCCGATGGTCGATGATTTGACGTTCGCCCTTGAGGCGATCCGTGAGTTGGTGGACGACCTCCGCCGGGACGCGGAGCTGATGAGCTTCGAGGTGGTGGTCCCGGAGGAGCGTCTTGTGGGCAATGAGGCCGCGGCGTTCATCGAGCGCGCCGCGGGATTCCTGGAGGAACTGGCGAAGGCCGGCGGCCCGACAGGCGAACGTGCGGCCGCGATCCTGCGGACGGTCGGCTAAAGCACCGGCTCCGCGTAGCACCGGCAATTGTAAATTGCCCCAGGCAGAGCGCGGGCGCCGGTCCGCTTGTCGGCGACCGGCGGCGCGTTCCATTCGAACGTCTTCCCATCCAACGCCCGGTGATCCCGCCGCACGTCGGAGTCGCCGACCGTGCGCCAGTTGAAGTGCGTGCTCCCGATGGCCTGCGACCGGGCCGACACCAGTTCGGCCTGCGTGCGCCCGACCTCGGTCCGCGCGATCATGTTCGCCCGACTGGCCGCGACGTCGCCGGATCGCATGATCTCCTGCGCGATCTGCTCCGCCCGGGTGCCGTTGGTCAGGCTCTCGACCGTCAGCTTGTGGACCCGCTGCCCGGCCTCCGTGGGAAGGCTGGTGATGAGCTGGACCTGCTCGGCCAGCCGCGCCTGCATCAGCGCGCCCGTCGGGGCGCCCTTGATTTCGGCGTGCAGCGCCCGGCCGATCTGTCGACCGGCGTCGAGCCACATCTTCCGGTCCCGCGCCGCGACGTCGGCGAGCATCCGGCGCCCCACCGCGTCCGCCCAGGGCTCAATGACCTTGGCGTAGCGGTTGAGCGCGTCGGCGATCCCCACGGCCCACCCCAGGTCGCCGGGCTGGAACGTGCCGCGCACGAGGTTCCCGACCTGCCGGGCCACGCCGCGAAGCTCACGGGCGTAGGACTCTTCAGCCCGGCGCGCCCGCATGACGGCTGCCTTGCTGAACGGCTTGTTGGCCCGGTCGAAGGCGAGGCCGCGGCGCAGCCCGACCAGCCCGCGCGGCTGCGCGTCGCACAGGATGCACATGGGCCTTGCCCCTCAGTCCTTCGGCGGTCGCGGCGGCGGCAATGGCCTCCGCTCCCCGCACGACAGCCCACCGCCCAGCACGAGCAGCCAGACGACGACCACCGCTCCCGTCACGAGGATGACGGCCCGTTCGATCAGCGCTTCCATCACGCCACCTCTTGCTGCTGCGGCGCGGCGGGCGCGGCAGGCCTCTCCAGGCCGGGCAGCGGCGGGATGCCGCCGCCCTCTTCGCCAGCCGGCGGGACCGTGCTGCGCTCCCTGGACAGGCCGCTGTAGGGGCTGCCCTCGTCGCGGATGAGCCGGTCCCGGATCTCCGGAGCGTCGATCACCCCGGCCTCTTGATAGACCGAGTCCGTCTGCGCTTCGAGCAACCGAACCTCGGCTTGCTCCTTCTCGTCCAGGCTCCGCAACGGCTCGAACTCGAACCCGATGTCCGGGTCAATCTCGCCGAATTTGCTGAGCTGCACGACCTGCAGCACCTTCTCCAGGTTGGGCCGGAAGACCCGTTCTTGAAGCGAATGCACATGGTCGTAGAAGGCCTGCAACTCCCCTTCCGACGAGGCGTTGAGCCCCGCGGGCTGGATGCCCAGCAGGATCACGATCGGGATGCCGGACACCGCCGACATGTGCTCCTGCGTCTGCGCCTGGAGCACGTCCAGGCCAGACAGAGGGGCGGAGACGTTCGAGAACCCCTCTCTCTCCTTGTCCACGGCCATCACGCCGCGATTGTCGCGGAGATCGTTGAACAGGGTGATGCGGTTGAAAAGCTGCTCCGCTGATTCGGCGTCCGCGATCTGGGCCAGCAGGTCCGTTTCCAGCACCATGACGCTGAACGCCGACACGATGTCCGCGACGCTCTGCCGGGTCCGAAGCCAGTTGTCCACATAGGGCTTGGCGATCTGGCTGAGCGACAGGCCGCCGAAGCTGTAGGCCGGCTTCAGCATGTCCGGAACTTCGCGCCCGATGAAGGTCAGCAGGCGGGAGCCGTGGACCTCCTTCCCCATCACGAACCAGCTCTCCGGATTGTACCAGCCGGGGTTGAGCGGGTCGTTGCTGTTGTAGGCGGTCGGGTAGCACCAGACGGCCTCAACCGGGCGGACGGCCTTCAGGCTGCCGCGCCGGACCTTGGCCGGGCTGGGTGTGCCGTCGGCGCCGGAGATGGGCTTTTTCAGCTCCTCCGGATCGTCGGTCGATCCGGTGTCGAGGTAGAGGTGCGCCCGTCCGAAAAAGCCGTCGTCCTCCGCCACCTTCCGGAACGCCTCCTGCACGCCCAGGCGCTTGAACTCCGCCTCGATGGCCGCGATCTTGTCGGACTTGTCCTCTCCGTCATCGCCGTTCTGGCCGTCGCCCACGTGGCGGATCTTGATCCACTTGCGGGTCATGTGCTGCGCCAGCGTCTCGCTGATGCGGCGATACTCGGGCCGCTGCGCCAGCTCCGACAGGTAGGCGTAGCCGAGGAACTGCTGCCCCTCATGCCACGCCGACGAAGCAGCCCACGCGAACATGGCCGCGGTAGACGCCTCGGACGCGCTGTCCATCGCCAAGCCGTTCGTGCCCGTCGGGGCGACGCCCGGCGGATGGACCGCCCCGCGAAACGGGTGAGGCTGCTCGCCCGGCTTGGCCGGCTTCGTCTTCGCCGCGATCAACGCCGCGTGCGAGACGCCGCGCATCTTCGGCTTGGCCGGCGTCTGCTCGACCGGCACCGCGGCATCCTGCGCCGGAGCGGCGCCACGCCCGCGGGGGCGCTTGCTGTGCTTCGGCTGCTGGGTGGTCATCGACGCCTCATGGTGGGCATGGCGGCACGGGCCAGGACGGAATCGGAGACGACGAGGCGCGCCCGCTCCAGAGGAGCGAAGCGCATCACCACGGCGTCGGCGAGGTTGGGCGACTTGGCGCCGTCTGGAGTCTTGTCCACGGCGATCTTGCCCGCTGTATTGATGCTGTAGGTCGGCTGCGACAGTTCCACCGACAGCTTGGCGAGCAGTGGCAGGTCGGCGGGCAGCGAAATCAGTTCGTCAGGATCGCACCGCACGCCCTTGGCCACGGCCCGGAAGGTCTTCTGGAACCGCAACCGGAGCGCCCACCACGCCTGCGCCTTGCGGTTGGCGAAGAAGTCCCCGTTCTTCCGGCCCTTCACGTCCTGCCGCTCTGGCTCGAACACCTCCGCCGATCCGCGGTAGGGAAGGACGTCCAGAGCCTTCTGACCGGCGGCCTTGCGCCGATCGTTGATGACCCGCGCATCCCCGCGCACTCCGGCGCCCAGGCCGTCCGCGTCGTAGCGGAAGCTGGGGTAGCCGGCGGCGTCACACAGGCTGAACGCCCGCTCGACCGTGCCGAAGATGTCGCTCCCGCGGCCCTGCCATTCCTCCAGCGTCTCCAGCACGACGCCATGGGCGCCGCAGAAGGCGTTGGCGTCCTTCCCTTCGTCCGCCACGTCCAGAGCGCCAGAGCGCTCGCCGCTTGGCCGGAAGCCCAGCTTCACGTCGGCGCCCACCGCTGCCTGAACCCAGGCGGACGGGATCAAGATGCCCTCAACCGACGCGGCGTAATCGATGTCGATTTCCTGCGCCACCGTCACCGGATCAAGCTCGTCAACCTGCTTCGCGTACCACGCGTCGTCCTTCCGGGGATCGTCGCGCCAGTGGAACGTGAAGAGCTTGAACTTCCCGCTGTGCCGCTTGATCGCAAAGGGATTGGCCGGGCCGTTCGGCGTGCTGATGTCGATGCGGCAGTTCGTCGTCTGCGACAAGCTCGCCTCGACGAGTTGGGGTCGCTCCAGAAACGCGGACTCGTCCACGAAGTAGAGGCTCGTCCGGTCGCCGCGCCCGATGCCATCGCCGCTCTCGCCCGCCACGAACGAATCCGTGCCGGGGAAGTTGATGCGCATGTGCGGCGCGTGCCTGTCCTCCCTCCAGCCGCCCAGGAACTCAGGCGGCAGGTACTTCATGAACATGCGAGCCTTCCAGAAGAGGGACTTCGGCGACCCGATCTTGTCCACGTACTCCTCTTTGCGGCTGCCGAACCCGACCACCACGCCGTGGTGGAACAGGCACAGCGTGCAGGCCAGGGCGACCGACAGCCACGACATGCCCATGTCGCGGGTTTTCTCCGTCAGGCCGGGCTGCTGCGCCTTCCAGCGCTCGACGGTCCATTCGATCCATTCCCACTGTTTGGGGAACAAGATGAACGGCACGACGCTCGGCAAGCCCCGCTCGACGTTGCGGGGGTCGAAGGTGCAGCCCCAATCCTCAATGAAGTCCGCTGGGTGGTCCCGGTAGTAGGCCTTCAGCGCCGGCAGAAGCTCCGGTTCCGCGCGCAGCTTCGCCAACCGCTCCGCCCGCCAGCGGAACACCGCCACGTAGTCGGGCTTGCGGAAGTCGAACTCGAAGGGGATCACGGATCAGCCACTCATGAGTTTCTGGTACGCCTTCGAGGCCTCGACGGGGTCGGCGGGGATTTCCGCCTTCAGGATCGGGCCGCCGTCCTTGCCGGTGTGCTCGTTCCGCACCTTGTTCGTGAAGGCGTCGCCGCACTCCTTCGCGGCCTGCTCCATGAGCTGCGCGGCCAAGGCCATGTTGCCCATGGTCTCCGCCTTCGCGGCCATCCGGTTCAGCGCCCGCAGCCGCACCGCCTTGTGGCTGATGCCGATGGCGGATGTGTCTTCGAGGAAGGTTTCGCGCGTCTCCTTGAAGATCGCCTTCCACTTCTCCGCCAACTTCCGGCCGGCGCGCTTCGTCGGGTCGTAAAGCTCGACCTGCTGGCGGGGGATGACCTCGCCAAATTCCTGCTTGACCGCTTCAACGACTTGAGACGGCGTGTCGAAACAGGCCAAAGCCTGAACGATGAACAGCTTTGCGTCGTCATTCAGGGCGGCCATGACCGGTTTTCCTTGTCAATCCGGCGTCAATGTCACGCCATCTTCCGGCAACACGTCCCACAAGCCGCCCCAATCAGCGCTGGGGCAATCGTCGGGGCAGAGTTCGCGGCCCGCACCAGATCGACCGTCCGGCCCGCTGCATGGCCCACGCCGTAGCGCTGAACCACCCCAACGAACTCCTCGACGTCGTGGCCTCGGATGCCGAACGTCGGCCGTCCGTCCTGCCCGAACTTCGGAGCGCCGAACACGTCGCGCTGCTGCCCGCAGTGGAAGAGTTCATGTTCCACGGTCGCGCAGGCCGAAGCGTCGTCAGCCTCCGCCCACCACACCGTGTCGAAGGTCAGGAGGAAGTCCGGCTCGCAGCCGAACCAGTCCTCAAGCTGCTGTTCCGCGCGCCCGGCGGTCCAGGCGTTGCCGCGTGGCTGCGGAATCTCCGCCATGGCGACGGCCCGGTTCATCTTCACGACGAGCGGCCGGTTCGCCCAGAGGCAGGCGATGTTGGCCTGCCGGAGGTGCGCGTGTTCGGGGTTGGCGAGAAGCCCGCTCTCCGACACGAACACGGCCATGAGCCATTCCGTCAGTTCGACCGCCGGGACGAAGCGCCACGGCGGAAGCGGCTCGCACAGGTCGGCCGGCGGCATGGGGCGCTTCAGGCCGCCGAGGCGGATCACTTCGCCCTTCGGCTTTCGCGCCATGGCGTCACTCCAGTTTCAAAGCCGCCCGTCTGGCGAGATAGTCGGCCAGCCGCCGCGCGTTCGAGGCCGCTTCTTGGGCGCGCCGCGCTTCCCATTGCATGTCGACGGCCGAGCGTCGCCGTGGGCCAGGCGGGCAAGACCTCTCACCCGCGACCGCGTTGCGCAGCGTCCGCGCGATCCCCAGTTCCATGGCGCCCGTCCTCCTGCCGCTCGATCAGCGCCTCGATGATCCGCACCGCGTCGGCGAGGCTTTGGCTCAGCGGCTTCATGCTGGTTCGTCCGGTTGTTCGACCAGCACGCGCCCGACCCAATCGGCCGGGATGATGCTGAGCGACAGCCGTCCCGCCCCATCCTCCACCAGCTCGTGACGCGCATGGACCCGCGTCCCGTCAACGGCCACGAACGGCTCGCCGCTCGCGTCCAGTCCCTCGGTCACGACGCGGCGCGGGGCGCATGTACACCGGCCGTCCGTCATGCAGGTCTCGTTGCAGCGTTTCGTCATGCTGTCCCCATGCGCGATTTTCGCCGGTCAGTTCGGGTTGGCATCGGGCCGCGAGCCAGAAGGCCGCTTGCCCGACCGCAGGAAGGGAGCGCAGCGCGGTTGCCGCGCCGCTGAGCGTGCGGGCCATGCCCTGCCTCCTGAATTCTGAATGCGCAATTCTCAATTGCGCGCCCCCATCAGACCGGCGCGCTTCCTCGCGGAAGGCGGGCGATGATGGTGGCGTTCTGCTCCAAGACCTGCTCGACCCGCTCGGCCACGCGGTTGGTGGCGGCAGCCTGCTCGGTCAGCGACACGATGACGGCCTTGATCGTCTCGTCCCCAAGGCCGGACGGCTGAGGGCGCCGCGTCCAAATCCACAGGGCGGCAACGATGCACAGGCCGGCGGAAATCACCACCTGGGCTGCGGGGGATAAGCCGGCAACGCGGGTGATCGTCTCTCCAGCCACCGCGGCAATCTGGCCGGCGTCGGGGGTTGGGTCCATGGGGCAGTCTCCAGCGGGGCCGGATGACGGGCCCAAGGCGATGTGTAGGGCCGCAGGCGACGCCGCGCGGCGTCATCGTGCATTCTGGCGGGACCAGGACGGTGCTGCGCGCCTGCGGATCTCGGGAATGGTTGCGATCGCCCCGGACGCGAAAAACCCCGCTCGGGACATGCCCGGCGGGGTTTCTGCGGTCGGATTTCGGCGATTAACTGCGACCCTACACCCGACCCTCCCAGGGGTCAAATCCTTTTTTCGCGATAAAGGGTTAGGTTTTTCCGATGGGGTACCGCTCGTCGCGGACGATTCGCCGGGACCGGAACGGGACCTGCAAAAACGCCTCCTCCAGCTCGGCGTAAGCGGCCTCGAACCGGTCCACGATGGCGCGCAGCAGGTCCAGATACGCCGGATCGGGCCAGTACTCGACTGGGCAGTAAGGGGACCAGAGGCGGTCGCCGGTCGCCCAGCCCGAATTCGTGTCCAGCGGCGCCCCGGTGGTAGCGCACACCACGCGCTGTTTTCGACGCAGCCGGCGGCGCGGGCGCAGGTCGATCCGGTATTTCCACTTGTGGGTCCGGTCCTTTGTCGCCCAGCGCTCGATCTCGCCGTGGTCCTCCGTCTCGGCCAGCTTGGCGGCCTCGGCGCGGGTCAGCAGGATTTCCGGGACCGTGACCCACTCGCCGCGGACGGCGTGCATCGCTCCCCCGGCGCCGCGGTCCATGTTCGGCACCGCCCGCACCTCCGGCTGGGCGGTCGGGCGCTCCGGCTCCTCGCCGGTCCGCGCCGCCTCGATGACCACCCGGGCAATCTCCGGGTCGAGGATGCCGATCACGATCCGGTGGGCGGCGGCGGCGTCGCGGTGGATGGCCGCCGGAATGTCGCCGTCCAGGCTGGACAGGTATTCCGCCCATGCGAACTTCGAGCCGTGGCTGCGGCCCAGGCCCAGACGGTCGGCGCGCTGCGCACCATAGGCCCAGACGAGCATGTCCCAGACGGTGGCCGGCTTGCGCTGGTCGATCGGCGCCGGGGTGGCCGCGGGGGTTATGGCGATGGCGTTCATGCGGCGTCTCCTTCGGCGGCGCGCTTGAGAATGGGTTCGTGTTCACCCGGGCGATTGATGACCGTCGACACGCCATCGGCCTCGAAGGCGTATTCGATCCGGCCAAGGTATTTCTGATTGTCCAGCAGGTAGGACACCGTGCCCGGGTGCCAGCGGCCCCCGCGCTTGGTCCGCCGTCCTTCCGCCGTCAGCGTGTCGGCGATGGCCTGGAGGGTGGAGCCCGCCTCGCGAAGCTCGCTGGCCCTCCGGACGGTCTCGGCCTCCTCCTCGTCCACGGCCAAGCCGCCGGCAAGGTCGCGCCGGTAGCCCAGCGGCGCGGCGCCCCCAGCGAATCCGCCGTCACCGGCCTTCGCCTTCCGGCCGCCGATGGTGCGTTCCACGATGGCCTTGCGTTCCATTCCCGCCATGCCGGCCAGTACGCCGAAGACCATCTCCCCCATGGGGGTGGCGGTGTCGATCGCCTCCGTCACGGATCGGATCTGCATCCCGTGCTTCTCGCGCAGCTCGTCCACGGCCACGACGGCGAAGATCATGTGGCGGGCCAGCCGGTCGAACTTCCACAGCAGCAGGACCGATGCGCGCTCCCGCTTTGCGACAGCGACCAGCCGAGAGAAGCCTTCCCGGTCCATCGGGCGGCTGGCGCCCGACACGCCGCGGTCGGCGATCACGTCTACCAGCTCGTAGCCCTGGCTGAGCGCGAAAGCCCGGATGGCTCGCTCCTGCACGTCGAGGCCGAAGCCGCTTTCCGCTTGCTCCTCGGTCGAGACGCGGACGTAGCCGATGGCCCGTTGCGCCGCTTCCTTCCGGGCTTCGGCGCGCACGGTGGACTTGGCGAGTTTCCTGGCCGCGCGCCGGCTGATGGGCGCTTCGGCCGCGGTAGCACTGGACATCGCCGATTTTATGAAATCTCGGCAGAATTCATAAATACGTACCGGTTCCGTACAGATACCGTACAATACTCGCGTGCTTAAAACACGGCTGGAGCCCTTGAAATGCCTAAGGAAGCGGAGTTCCCGGAACGTCTCGACATTCGCCTGCGCAAGGGAACGAAGGCGAAGATTGCCGCCGCCTGCGAAAAGGACGGTCTGAACGAGTCCAACTGGCTGCGCCTCGCCATCGCGAACGCGCTGCGCGCCAGCGGGCGAAAGGGGGAGGGTTAGAGCGGTCATTCCCACGGATTCCAGTTCGGGTTGCGAGGCTCGAACGCAGCGAAGAGGGTGAAAAGCAGAAGGGCTTGCGGCCCATTCGTGTGGGCGCCGCAGCTTGCCGAATAGCAGGCCACGTCCAGCTTCTGGCGCAGATAGCCCGCCGCCCCACCGGCCTGCTCCATATCGTTCGAAAGCCGGTCCGGCCTCCAGAGGACCAGCGCGCCCGCGGCCTCCCGCTCCAAAGCAGCAAGGGCGCTCCGGTAGCCATCTCTGCTTTCCGGTGGTGTGGTGCCTGGACAATCCATGTCTTCCACCACAGCCACAAGGTCGAAGCCCTTTTCGGTGCAGAACTCCCGAATGGCGCCGATCTGCCCCTGCGTACCTATGTCCTTTTCGTAATCGGCGCCCGTCCGGATGTAGGCAACGGCGGTTCTTTTCTTACGTTCGATTTGCTCCTTGGTGAGGCGCCTCTTCCATTTGCGCTTGGGCATTTCGGGGCTTTTGACGCAGCCCCAGTCCCATTGTTCGTTTCCCGATTTCTTCTTCATTCAAAAGCCCCGACCTTTGGCGACCGGTGCCATTCGCCGTTGAAGTGCATCCAGTACCCCGACAGAGCGCATTCCTGATCGGGGTGGAGTCGCCCGGACAGTTGTTCCGCCGCGCTGCGCAGGATGCCGACCAGATTGGGGCACGCGGCGGCAGCGTTCTCCGCCGTGTCGGGCCGGTATCCGTGCAGGTTCTTCCCGACCCAATGCGCCATGTTCTCAAGATCGAGCGGCGTGCACGGCGGGTAGCTGCGCTTTCCGTTGGTCATCCCTCACCCCTCCCCGCGGTTCATCACGGCCGGCGCGCCCATGTTCCGCTGCGCCGGCCTCCCGCCGTTCCGCGCCCAGAAATCCGCCATCAGCTTTTCCGTGGCCTCGCTCATAGCCCGCGGCCCGGCCGGCTCGTCCTCCGGAGCGGCGCGGCGACGCTGCGGCGCTGGCGCCCCGCCCTTCGCGAGTACCGACAGCCGACCCCATGCATCGCGCAGCCGCGTCCGCTCGGCGTCGAGCGCTTCGGACAGCTCCGCCCAGCCCGGCCAGAACCGGAACTTGCGGGCCACGCGGTCGAAAACGGCCGGGTCGGTGAACAGGGCTGACGGGTAGCCGTTGTTCAGGATGTCGGAGACGGCGCCCATCAGCTTGGTTTCCGGCGGGAGCTGGCTGCCGTTGCACCGGTTGGCGAGATGGGCAACCCACCGCTTGGCGTCGTCGTGCGACACCGGGGCGGTTCCGGAGCGGAGCGCGGCCAAGGCATCGGCTGCTTCGCGCCGCACATCGGGCGCCACGATCGCGGGCGGCTTCCAGGCGCCGGGCCGGAGCACGTACACGCCGTCGATCAAGACACCCTCCTCCGGGGGCTCAAGCGCGGCCCGCAAGGTCTCGCTCCAAGATGCCGGCGAACAGGCTGTCGGGGTGTTGGCGGGTTGAGCCGCCGCGAGAACGGTCACGTTGCTCATGATCGAATCCTTTCGGCGATTGCATGGCGGGCGGGGGCGGCTCGTCGAGCCAGCACTTGCCGTTCAGCCACGTGGATGGGTGCTTGATGTACCGGGGGTCGTTTCCGGCGACCTGCCGGGCGTACCGCTGGATTCCGGTCAGAAGGTCGGCGGGGGTCGCCCCGCCCTTGACCGCCGACCGATAGGCCTTCTCGGCGTGCCCCTTGCTCACCTTGTGCGGGACGTGCTGCCACCACTCGCCGAACGATGCATTCGGGTCTTGGCTCTGTGGCTCCGGGATGGACCGGGAGTCGTCGTCGACCTGCCCGTCCGTCGTCTGCGGATCACCAGTCCGCAGGCTCGCCTCATCCGCACTCGGGTCATGGCCCAGGGGGGCCGATTTGGGGGAGTCCTCAATAGCGTCAGCTATTGAGGTAAGTACTGTATGGGTGTGGGTGTGGGTGCTTGCGTTTTGCTTAAGCTCCGCTGATGCATTTGCTTGAGAGGTATTGTTGTTTTTCAGCGACTTAGCCTCAGCGCCGAGCTTCCCGGACTTGCTGCGAACGGCCGACACTTTTTGCACATACCGCCACTCTTTTTCGAGCCGATGCTGCCGCCACGTCCCTTCCGACAGGTCGAAAAATCCGACGAGGATCGGCCGCAGGCGCCCCATCCATCGCTTCATTGAAACGCGGCAGATGCGCGCCATCCGCACCGGGTCATCCGGGAGGGGGGCGGCGTTGTTCCGCCACGTCACGAACAGGATGAGGCAATAGGCGCCGAACTCCTCCGTAGAGAGGTGCGTGGTGTCCCCGAGCAGAGCATCGGTGAACACCGGCATGGATGGCGCCTTGCTCATGCCCCTACTCCGCCGCCTGCGCCAGCCGGGCGCCCTGCAGGTCCCGCGCCCACGCCAGCATCAGCGCGGCCGGCCCGGGCGTCATCGCCTGGAACCCGCGGCGCTCGAAGACGTCGGGCCGGCCGGTGCGGACCATCACGAAGTGATCCGGCTCGGCCCGGTTCTGGATGCGCAGCAACGCCGCGTCGAGCAGGCGCCCGCCGACCCCGGCGCCCTGAACCGTCGGGCAGACGCCCCAATAGGCGATGTCCCAGCCTGCGGCGGAGACGAAGGCCCGGCGGAAGGCGATGGCGCCGACGACGCGGGCCTCCTCGCCGACGGTGGCGACGAGCACCTGGGGCACGTGCAGGGTGATGCCGGCCAGGCTGTCGAACAGCACGTCCCGCAGGTCGGTCGCGTAGCGCTGGGGGATCGCGCCGCCGGGCTGGCGGTGGCAGTCGCGCAGGATCTCGATGACCGCGGGCACGTCGCCGCGGAGCATGGTGCGGATGGTGGCGCTCATGGCGTGTCCCTGGAGAGAGGTTGTGGGCATGGCCGGTCACTCCGCCGGGGGCGCCGGCACCGCCTGGATGGCGGCCAGCAGCGGGAGGGGCGCGGGCGGAGCAGCGTTGCGCCGAACCTTCGGGGCCGAGGCGGTGTGGGAGCCCTCCCCCGCATAGTGCCGGCAGCGCGCCACGAGGATGCGGAAGTAGTCGGGATCGCGCTCGCAGACGATGGCGCGGCGCCCCTCGGCGAGGCAGGCGACGGCGGTCGAGCCGGTGCCCGCGAAGCCGTCCCACACCGTCTGACCGCGCTCCGGCGCCGTCAGCCGGACGAGCCAGCGGATCATCTCCAGCGGCTTAACCGTGGGGTGCTGGACGAGATGGTCGGTCGTCTCCAGGCCGTGGACGTGGGCGCCGATGGCGCGGGCGGGATGGGCCGTACCGCAGACCCGACACAGGAACCAGCGGTCCTCTTTGGACGCCTTGGCCTCGTAGAAAAAGCGAGCGGCGGAGCCGGAGTCCCCAAACGCCTCGCCGACGCGCTCCAAGCCATTGCCGTAGCAAACACCACGGTGAGAGGTTTTGCCGGTTGCCGTGCTGTCCGGCCCACGCTTGCTGGCGCGCTCCCCGAACGCCCCGAACGCCTCCAGCACCTCCGGCGATCCGTCGTGCAGTACGTTCGCCGGCCAGCGGCCAGTGCGCTCGTTCCCGACGAATTCCGGTCGGTTCTGCGGCGTCAACCGCCCGCTTTCTGATGCGGACCTTTCCCCAGGACGCTTTGCGTAGGCTTCTGATGAGCCGCGAGAATGCGTGGTGATGATCTCGCCATGGCCATCAATGCGCGCCGCATCGATGTTCACCGGCCCCGTGCCGTGCTGCAGCCAGTTTTCCGTCCCGGTCCCTTCCATGGGCTTTTGCCCCATGAAGATGGGCTCCAGCGCGGGCTTGAGCGCTTGTCCGCCGTAGCGCAGGTGGTCGGTGTCCGGGGCCTTCAGGCGCGTCGCCTTGGGCATGCCGGAACCGAACAGCCACGACAGGTGGCCGGCAGGGTCCTGGCTGTCCACGATCCTGGCGAAGGCCTCCGCCTGCTCGGTCGAGAGGCTTTCCCAGAACGCGGCCACGGACGGCTCCATGCTGAGGATATTCTCCAGCATGGGATGGATGACGAACCCGGCGGAGCGGATCGCTTCCGACATCTCGCCGAAGCCACGCGAACTGGAGAACGCCGTGATGTAGCCGCCGGGCACCAAGGCGTCGAGGTGGAGCGCCCATGTGGCCGGATCGAAGGCGATGGGAAGCTCGCCTTCCGTCACGCCGTCCCACTGCTTGCCCATGAAGCCCTTGGACGCGCGGGCGAACGCTCCATCGGTGCCATGGACCGCTGGGGCAGCGCCGGCCTTACCGAAGCGCTTGACGATGCTGGTCAGGTGGTACGGCGGATCGGAGCACACAGTGTGCACGCGCTCGCCCTGCTCGGTCATCTGGCGCAGCACGTCGCGGCAGTCCGCGTTGTAGGCGATCACGCGCCCGCCGCCGATGATGACGGGCTCGATCATCGCACGCCCTCCCCTTCCGTCTCGGTCTGCCGCACCGCGCGGGTGTGGTGGACCGTCTTCGCTTCCGGGGCGACGATGGTGATCGGGCCGTTGCCCTCCCAGATTTCCAGGCCATCGATCTGGTGGGCGCCCAGCACGACGCTGATCTGGATGCGCCCGGCGGCCACGTAGGCCGCAGCGGCGATGATCCAGCTCGCGGCGATAATGGCCGCGCTGATCTGGCCGGCGGCGGTCGCTCCGCTCCAGACGTCGCGGGCGACGATGCCGGTCACCAGCAGCGCCAGGAGGGTCAGGCCGGTGACGGCGTCGCTGAGGAGCGCGGTGACGGCCTTGCGGATGGCGGAGCGCATCACATCCCTCCTGCCGCAGCCGCGTCGCCCTCTGGCGTGCGGAAGTAGAAAAAGTCCCTCGGGAACCGCTGCTGGTTGACGAAGCCGCCATCGGCGAGGATCTGCATCGCGGCCTTGGCCTCGGTTATCTCCAGGCCGGCGCGCTCGGCGATGGCCGGCAGGCGGGCGGCCTGAACGGCGCGCGAGGCGGGAGTCGCCTGGAGCGTGGCGATCATGGTGGGGGTCATTTCGCCTTCCCCTCCTGCCGGTCCGACGGGCCGCGCATCCGGTGGACGGGGACGGCTGGCTGGTCCGCATGACGGAGTGCGATCTTGACCATCTCGGCGATTTCCTGCGCGGTCATGCTGCCTCCTTGGCGCAATCGTCTGTTGCGCTCTGCGGAATGGGCTCGAAGGTGATGCGGACGCCGACGATGGCGGCCCAGGCGAACAGCTTGTCGGCGGGCGGGAAGTTGATGCGCTTCTCCCAGGCGGAAACCGCTTGCCTTGTCACGCCCAATGAACTGGCGATGTAATCCTGCGTGATCCCCTTCTTTGCGCGGGCCACCACCAGCGCGCCAAGAAGAGAAAGCAAGTCTAAGGCGGCGCTCATTCCACCATCCCGAGCGCTTCCTTGTACAGATCAAGGATCGCTTCCTGTTCCTGGCGGTCGGCCTTGTCCATCTTCCGGAGCCGGATGATCTGCCGGATGATTTTGGTGTCGAACCCGGTGCCTTTGGCCTCGGCGTAGACCTCCTTGACGTCATCCTGGAGACCGCGCTTCTCCTCCTCCAGGCGCTCGATGCGCTCCACGAAGGACCGCAGCCGGTCCGCCGCGATGCCGCCCACGTCCGAAGCGTCGGCCGGCGGCTTGTTGTGTCCGATCTTGCTCATGGCGGGGCTCCTCAAACGCGCATCGGCATGAGGACTTGGACCAGCGACACCCGGTCGCGCTGATCGCTCGGGCGCCCGTCGTCGGCCGGCTCGAAGATGAAGGGATAGCCGCCGCTCTCGAACCGGATCGTCACCGCGTCACCGTCAAAGGCGTCCAGCAGATCGGCCAGATAGCGGGCGTTGAAGCCCCATTCGGCGGCGTCGGTGCTGGCGACCGTGACGCGGGTGGTCAGTTCTGCCACTTCGACGGAGGAGGCGGTGACCCGCAGCGACGCCTTGTCCAGCGTCAGCTTGACGCCCGGAGCGTTGCCGGTCAGCGCCGGGCCGACCGTCTTGAGCGCGCGGCGCAGCATGGGCCGGAGGACGGTCAGCGCCTTCGGCGTCTCCTTGGGGATGACCTTCTCGTAGTCGGGATAAGTGCCGTCCACGAGGCGGGTGACGACCTCCGTCGTCTCGCCGCCGTGCTCCCAGGCGAAGGACATGCGCGTGGGGACCTTCTCGGCGTCCGGAATGCTCAGCGTCACCGGCACCGCCTCCGGCACGACGGCCAGCAGGCGCAGGACTGGGCCGATCACCTGCCGCGGCACGATCACGCCCGCGTCCAGGCTGACGTGCTCGCCGTCCACCGGCGTCGCAATACTGGCGATGCCCAGGCGGTGGCCGTCGGTCGCCACGGCGCGCAGGATGCCGTCACGCCGCCGCAGGAAGGCGCCGTTCAGGTAGTAGCGGGTTTCCTCGGTCGAGATGTTGTGCTTGACCGCCTCGAACAGCCGCAGCAGGTCGCCGGCCGGCATCTGGAACGGCCGGCCGGTCGGGACCAGCGGCGCGTCGGGCATGTCGTCGATGGGCAGCGTGAAGAGATGCCCGGTCAGGTCGTCGCTGCTGATGGCAACGCGCATGGCCTCGCTGTTCGGGTCCAGCGTCACGGGGCCGGTGGCGATGGAGCCCAGCACGCCGGCCAGGGTCTTCGCCTCCACCGTGGTCCCGAACGCCGCGGGGGCCTCGGCGGGGATCGTGCGCACGATGGCAATGTCTTGGTCGGTGGCCCAGAGGCGGATGCCGCCGGCGGTGGCCTTGATGGCGATGTTCGAGAGGATGGGGATGGTGTTGTTGCGATGCACGGCCAGCGACACGGCCCGGACGGCGCGCAGCAGCACGGCGGAGTCGATGGTCAGGCTGGAGGGGGCGGAGACGGGCGTCGAGTTGATCTCGCGGGCCGCCTTGGGCTTCTTCGCGGTGATGGTCATCAGGGGGTTCCCTTCTGCGTGATCGTGACGCGGCAACCCGTCAGGCCCGGCACGTTGGGGCGCCCGGTCAGTTCGGCCACGATGTCAGCGTTGTCGTCTTCGATGAGGCCCAGCTTCACCAGGAGGTCGAGCGGGGCTTTGAACAGGTTGTCCGGATCGACCCGGCCGGGGCGCTTGCCGTGCTCGACCAGGATCGTCACGGGGCCGCGGATGGGCTCGGGGCGCTGCGCCTTGACCTTCCAGACGGCGGCCTGCTTCCAGGCGTCGTAGGCCGGTGTCGGGACGCGCCCGCCGCGAACGTTCTTGAACAGGTTGTTCACGCTCGGTGGGGCCGGCATGTCGAGAGTGACGCAATTGGTCATTGCGAAATCCTCCGAAGGGCGGCGCGGGCGCGGAAATTCTGGCGGAGGCGCCAATTGATGCTGCGAAGCTGGAGGGTCTGGTCTTCAGTTGGACGGTCGCCCATGTCGCGGATCAGCGCCTTTTTGCGCAGATCCATCGCAGCGGCATCCGCGTTGGACATGATCCACTCCGGGCCGGGCGGCGTGTCGTCATCCTCCTGCCGCGGCTGGACGGCAGCCAGGGAGCGCCGGAGCGTCTTGGGGATGCGGAGCGCGGCGCCGTTGCCTCTCAGCCCCATCAGGTACAGGTGATTCCCGACGGTCCTGGAGGATTCGCCGATCTGCTCGCCGATCTCAGCGCTCGTCAGGCCCTTCGCGTGGAGCGGGGCGATGCGGGCCTGGATTTCGGCGCTCTGTTCGCGGCGCGCTTTGGTGAGAGCCATCACGCGCCTCCGTTCGTCGGGCCGAGCGCGTCGATGTTGCAGCGGTGGACGGCGAAGCTGATGGCGACCACCCAGGGGTTGGCGTCCCAGGCGTCGGCGCCGTGGATGCTGTTCCAGAGGCTTTGGTACAGGGTGACAAACGCCGCATCGCTCTCCGCGCACTGCTCGCCCAGCCCTTCGTCGCCGGGGAACAGCGCGGGCTTGCCGTAGCCTCGCGGATGGCCGCCGGGCAGAAAGATGCCTTCCCACACAGCGTCATAGCCGCTGATGTCCTGCAACCGCTCGACCCGCACCTGCTCGACCACCAGCGTGAGGCGGCTGGCCCAGCGGGGCATGTGGATGGAGGGGCGCCACGGGCCGTCATGCGCGTCGTTCAGTTTCTCGCCGACGCCATACGCCGTGCCGAACGGGTCGCTCGGATCGCGGTACAGCAGGGCGTGCACGCTGTCATCGGCGGCATAGGAGACGGCGAAGCCCTGGTAAGCCTCGGTGCGCTGCCAGTTCTCGCGCACCCACAGGCGGTCTCCGACCGCGTAGCGGATCAGGTCGACGTTGCCCGGCAGCAGAAGGAACGACGGTCCGAACACCGAGAGGGCGTTCAGGGCCGCGCGCTTGCTGAGGATGCGGCGCGTCTGCGTCTTCCTGCCGTCGAGGAGCGCACGCACCATGGGCGCGCTGAAGATGATGGGGATGTCGCGCATCACGCGTTCCCCCCAGCATCGTCGCCGCGAGGGCGGCGGAACCGCAGGACGCCGACCTCAGCGCCGGCCAGGACGCGGCGGAACCGCTCGCCTTCCCGCTCGCGCATGACGGCAAGGGTGCGGCTCGGCGGGAGATCGATGAACCAGCGCTCGGCGGTGCGCTCGGAGACGCCATAATCGGCGCCGACCTTCGCGGCGACGCAGGAACCGCCGCGGGTTTCCACGAAGTGCCGCTTCAGGTCCCCAGCCATGCGCCGGGCCGCCGCGTCCTGTTCCTTCGACATCTTCTGTCGGCGCAACGACATGATCTGTCGGGGCTTTCCGGTGGACCCGTCAACGTGTGCGTGTGCAGCATTAAGCCCATGAACACGAACGATCCGATCCAGAACCCCGTCGACGCCCTGATCCTGGCGACGCTGATTCGCATCCGCGCCACCGAAGTCGAGGCGGTCACCCCGGCCAGGGCAGCGTTTCTCCGCGCCGCCGCCGGCGCTATTGAAGCCCGCGTGTTCGCCGGGCAGGCAACCGGAGACCTGGGCGGCCTGCGGAGTGCTGTGGGTGAGTGACGGCCCCATGTCACGCCTCCATCTGCTGGGAAGGCGCTGCGCCAGTCTTGGTCGCGCGGTTGCGCCACCAGATCGCGGCCTGGACGCGGTTGTGGACGTCGAGCTTCTGGAAAATCCTGGTCAGATGCACATGCACGGTTCCGGCCGCGATGTTGAGCGTCCGCCCGATTTCCTTGTTCCGCTTCCCGTCTGCCACCAAGGCCATAACGGACTCTTGCTGAGGGGAGAGGACCGCGACCTTGGCATCGCCGCAGCGGATCGGCAGGACGGCCGCGAACTGCGCGCGCCTCTCGACCCCCAACAGGCGCTTGGCCGCACGAACGGCATTCCTCACGGCCTGCTCGGTGATGCCCAGCCGATGCGCGACCTCCTTGTCGGGGTGACCGCAGGCGATCAGGCGCGCGACCCGGGCGACGTCTTCGGGGAGGCGCGTTACGCTTTCGGTGGGCTGGACCGGGGGCGCCATCCCATGGCATTCTCCGGCTTGCTGATTGGCACTGATCTGCATGGTTTCTGCCTTTCAGTCTGGACGCCGGCCCGCGGGGTGCAATCCTGGGCCGGCGTTCTTGCGTTCGCGCTCCGGTTGGAGCGCGGCGGGTTGGGCTCAGAGCCCGAGCGCGGCCCAAACGAAGCGGGTCAGGGCCGACGCGAGAGGGAAGAAGCTCCCCAGCACGAGGCCGGCGGTTGCGGCGATGCGAGCCGTCGCGCCGAAGTGGTAACGGCCACTCCGCCAGGGGGAGGGAGTCCAACCGCATGCGTCCGCGACAGTGCGGCTCAAACCACGGCAAAATCCCTTGACGCTACCGTGATGGTGGGAGTCCGCGCACGGCGAAGAAGCGACGAGCTGCGCGGCAAGAAGGCACGCAAGACCGGACATGGCGCGGCCTCCTATGCGCGGGCTTCGTGTGGCTGCTTGCGCCGGAGGTGGCGCGCGGCCGGCGTCTGGCGCGGAAGAATGTCCGGACGATCGACCCCCTCCGGCCAGGGGAGGTCTGTGGGCCAATGACCGGCAAACCAATCCTTGACGTCCAAGTAGGTGTCGACCGAGCACCCGCCGCCGGCCCGTATGCGCTTGAAGAAAACGCCCTGGTTCCGGACGAGGGTTGCAATGCGCGCCTCGGACAGTCCCGTGGAGCGGGCATACGCTTCGGCGAGGGTGAGGAGTTGGGTGCGATAGTCCATGCCGGGGATCATGCGGAGAAATATCCGCACTGTCAACGGATTTCTATCCGCAAGACGTCATCCGCAGATTTGCGGCATATTGTCCGCATGAACCGCTATGCCGTCCTGCTTGAACTGATCGCCAACCGGCGCGCAGAACTCCGTATGAGTGAGCGCGCCGCGTGTGAAGCGTCTGGCCTAAAGCCCGACGCGGTCCGCACAATCAGGCGAGGGAACGCGCCGAAGCCGGAAACCCTCGCCAAGCTGGCAGCGGGGCTCAAACTCCCCGCTTCGGTCTTGCTGGACGCCGCCGCGAACGTGGAATCGCCTCCATCTTCCGGAGATCAATCAGAGGAGGAAAGCGCTTTGGACCGGGAGTTCGCGCGCCTTCTTTCGCGGATGGACGATTCCACTAAGCTGAAAACCTTGGAGATCATGGAGATTATGCTCCGTCCTGATGACGAAGAAGGCGCTCCATAACCTTCAGCATGCGCTTTTTCTGCTGCGGGTTCAGCCGCCCCCAGGCTGCCGTGAGTTGCCGGTCAAGATTGCTCGAAGCCCTAGCCTCCACCGCCTCCCGCGCCTGCGCCAAGGCCAGATTGGTTTCGCTATGCGCCATGTCGTCAGCCTCCCCCGCTGCGCAAAAGCTGGAACAAAATAGGAACGTTGTCAAGGATCACCCTGCCAGATGGGCTTTCATCCCCATTACACTCTCAGGTGGAAATTGAAGAGAGAATGCAATCATGATTAGTGTGAAAATCCACGAACAAAGAAGTGGACTGGCACCACAATCATGGCTTTTTGCACTGCATTAATTTTTGAGAAAGGATGGATGGAGCCGTTTCGTCACAACAAGGATAGGTCAGAGTCGTGACGAATTGGATATTTACTCTTTCCACAGGCACACCTCTCGCGCATATCTTTGTATGTCACCCTAGCCCAGGGAGACTGGCGGTCGGCGCGCGTTATCGTGCCTGCAATGGGAGTGGGCTCCCCGGCGCATCCCCCTGGCGTGTTCCAGCACTGCCGGGGGGAGGCTGACATCCCCGAAGGGGGCAGCGGGTACATCCTATGATAACGAGCAACCCTTGGGCAAGGCTGCTCATTATTTCGCCATCGTAACGCGCATACTTAAGTATGAATGACGGTCCCGCGCCCAACAGGAGTCCCAAATAATCAGCAGGTTGCGTATGTGTGTCATAGTGGTGCGGCAGAATGCCGCACTCACCGTGTCAAATCTGGCATAACGCGAAGCCGGAGCCCTTGACTCCGGAGGCGCCTCGCAAGAATTTAATGCGAACACGCCTCAGGAGTTCGCCATGGCCGAGCAGCCGCCACGCAGACTTTTTGTCGTTGAAGATGCCCGACAGCGGGCTGTGGTCTCGGCTCGGGACGCCGGTCGGGCACGCGCTGTCGCCGCGGCCATGCTGCTCGGCAGCCCCTGCGCGGAGAAACGGGATGCCCTGGTCGTCAGGGAGCCCGAGGACGAGGAGCGGGCGGCCTTCGAGGCACGGGCGCGGCGGATCGGCCAGGGCGACTGCGGGCTGTCGGCGATCCCGCTGTGACTTTGCCGCCCCCAGGACGGAGACCCGCGTTCTATGTGAAATCCTTCACATGTTTTCCGGCTCCAACTCCGCGACGCTGCATACACAAGAATGCAACGTCGCGTGCGGTGGGATGCCATGTCGAAGAAGGTCAGGAACGTCTGCGTCGCCGGGAGGCGCACCAGCATGCGGCTGGAGTCGGCTTTCTGGGACGCCCTGGCGGAGATCTCGCAGAGGGAAGGCCTGACGGTCAGCGCGCTGTGCACCCGCCTCGCCGAGCGGATGGATGCCCAGGACGCAGACAGCCTGTCCAGCGTCGTACGGGTCTACGTGATGGAGTATTTCAGGGCGGCCACGCCGAGGCAGGAAGATGCCCGCTGCGACATGGCCATAGCGGCTGAGTGACGGCGCAGTGCGGGAGCGAGAGGGCGCCTGAAGGCGCCCCGCCCGCCGCCCCCCCCTCAGCAGAGGGAAAGCAGGAATTCGTTCCACTGCGCGCCGATCTTCGCAGCATCGAAGCGCTCCACCGCTGTGGCCCGCGCGGCTGCCGACACCGCCGCCGCTTTATCGCTGTCTTCCTGGATTTCTCGGGCCAGATCCGCAGCGTCGGCGATCGTGTCGTAGAGCGCGCCGCCGCCATCGTCCAGGAAGGCTGGCACCTCGTAACGAGACGGATCCCAGCCGTCGTCCACCGGACACCCCTGGTCCAGTATGAACTTGTCGGACGGGGCCAGGATCGGAGTGCCGGCCATCATCGCCTCCAGAACGGACAGCGTGTAAGACGGCGGGCGCGTGTAGATGTAGAAGTAGTAGGACGCCTCCTGCAGCAGCCGCGCCATGTCACCGTGGGGCGCAAGGCCGCTTGAGTTCGGGATGCCCTCGTTCCAGGCCCCGAACAGCCGGCTCTGGACCCGCTCATTGAACCGCTGCCACCCGCCGACGTCCGGATAGGATATGGCGTTCCGCGGCGCGAAGGCATTGTGGAACGACAGGCCGCCAGATCCGCCGCGCCACGCCTGATAATCACCGGGGTACTTGCCGAAGTAGATCACAGCGTCAGTCTTCGCCCAGCCGGGGCGCTCGACCTCGGTCTGGGAATAACGGACGATCTTCACGCGGTCCTGGAACGCCCGGTACTCTCCCTCAACTTTCTGGGTCGACTGGCCGATGGTGCGCATGACCACCGGAAGGTCGCCAAACGCATCGCGGTTCGACGTGAACCAAACCGGATGGTGGTTGACGATCACCGCGTCAAAGTTCTTGCAGAACTCTGCCGTAACGCTCCGCGCTCGAATAGAACATCCCGTCTTTTCGAACTGCTCGAAAAGCTCCTTCTGGTGGAATGCTTTTTCCAGTTCGTCTCCTGCCCCGCGGAATGACTGATCTTTCCAACTCTTGTCCCCGAACGACCCAATGCTGAATACTCGGTGGCCTGCGCCGGTAAGCATCCTGAGATCGTCAAATTCCAAGGTCTCGTGGCACGCGAAGTACAGCACATTAAGGCTGCGGGGCATCTTTCACTCCAGTTGAGTTCATGCAGTCGCGCGGGCTTGCGAGGGGCCTTTGCGTGCCAGGGCGTGCGCTGCGCCCAGCGGGCTACACCGGCGCGAGAATAGCAGGTGCGGTGAAACTGGTAATGCGGATAAACATCCGCAAAAAGCGTTGACGCGGATAATTCTCCGCATTACAGTTCCTCTCACGCCACCCACCCAGACAGCTACCCGGCAGACCGGGCGGGTGACGGAGGCCCCACCAATTCGGAGGGGCCGGCGTTTCCTCCCTGAGACTGCCGCCGGGCCGCGCTCCATCCAGCAGCGACCCGGCGGGCCTTCTCGGGAGGGTCAACTCAGGGGGAACAAGAAATGCAGCAATTCGAAGATGCCGTTACCGCCGCGGTCCGCTCCATGTCGGAGAGCGGGGCCATCCAGAAGATCATCGAAGCCAAGGTCGGCGAAACGGTCGAGCGCGTCATCGGCGACGCCGTTCGCCCCTACTCCGACTTCGGGAAGGCCCTGGAGAAGGCCGTCGAGGGGGCGCTGAAGATCGACGCCAGCCAGCTTGGCTTGGCGGGCTACAACCACGCCGTCTTGGAGATCGTGCGCCGCAAACTGGAAAGCGCCGTGATGACCGCGGGGGCGAAGCAGATCGAAGCGGATCTCGACCGCTTGCTAAGCGGCCCCGTCCCGGCGGAGATCTCGCTTTCAAAGCTGGTCGATGACTTCAAGGAATGGGCGCGCGACGACGCTCACGGCGACGACTATGACAGCCACGTCACGGTGATCGTTGAGCCGATCAAGTACAGCAGCCGGTGGATTTACTTCGACAAGGGCGCCGAAAAGAGCTGGTACGATTGCGCGTTCTCCTTGCTGGTTCGTGAAGACGGAACCCTTTCCTCAGCGCGGATCGGAAGAAACAAGGACGTCACCAATACGCTGTTCCTCGGCGAACTTGCTGGCTTCGAGCGCACGCTTTTCCAGATGCACACGGCCAAGACCCGGATCGTGGTCGACACGGAAGAGCCGGACACATGGCAGCCGGAGCGCGAATGGTAATCGCCGCCTGACCTCTGCCGGTGGCTGGCACGACAAGCCACCGGCTACCGCACCTGCCACGACACTCGGGACCGGGGCGATAGCCGAACAAGGGAGTTACCCCATGCTGATGACCGAAGAAGAGGCCGCCTGGACGCCGTGCGCAGGAAATGAGAACTGCGGGCGCGTCGTCGCAACATCGCGTGTTCCGAAATCCGTTCTGGATGGCGGCCGTAACCTGACGAAGATGTTTGGTGGCCGCGTCGAAAGGCGCTTCTGCGAAGGCTCTGCCTGCACGGCGTGGCGCGAAACCGCCGAGCTTCGCAACCCCGGCCCCGAAGGAAAATGGGTCAAGGTCGGCTACTGCGGCGCCTTCGGCAAGCCGGAGGCCGCGTGATGCGCCCCCTCCCCTCCGATGCCGATCCCGTGGCGAACACGCTCGCCGACCTGCGCGCGACGGGAGGTTTTCTCTTCAAGCTTGCCGTCGGAACTGCGGCCTCCGTCGTCGCCCTCCTGGGAATCCTGCCATGCTGAACTCCCCCGCCCCGCGCGAATCCTGGCTCTCCTACCCCTACCTGATCGCGACCGAGATCGGCCCGCAGCCGGTGACCAGCGGCAAGGCCCGCGGCCCGTTTGCGGTCCACCGCGACCACGACGGTTGGCGCCTCACGCACCTTCCGACCGGCGCGCTGATCGGGTTGGCTGATACGGAGACGGTGGCGATGGAGACCGCTGACATGCTGGTCGGCATCCGGAACTGGTCGCTGCCCGAGGAGCCGACCTTCATCGAGAAGGCTCTCGTCTCGGCCATGCTTCTCGACCAGTGCATCCATCAACCGCGCCGGCTGAAGTACTGGACGCCATCGGCGATGACGCCCGGCGGAGCGCCCCTGGGCGCCTGAGAAATTCCCTTCCCCGCCGTCCAACCCTGGCAGGTCGTTACGGCGGGCGAACCGGTCGGCGGGCGCATCCAGGCGCCCGCCGGCTGCCGGAAGCGGGTGCGTTGCCGCCCTCTACCGCCAGCCGAACACCGGAACAAGGAGCCGTCCATGCCCATCCTGACCGCTCACGCTGCCTCGCCCATCATTGCCAACGACGTCCCGGCCAGCCGCACCGCGGCGTTCTTCAGCGCCCTGGACGATGACGACCTCCTGCGCGCCCGCGCACTCTTCGATGCCGAAATCCAGCGCCGGGCAAGGAGCAATTCGGAATTGCGCTTTACCGCGGCGTTGTTGATGCCGTCCCTCTCGCTGTCCCACGCCTTCCGGACCGTGCAAGGCATCCTGCGCTATCGCGACGCCCACACGCGCCGGGCGCCGGGCGAGTTCCTGTCGGTCGAGGTCACGGCCCGCGACATCACCGTCTTCCGCGGGTCCGCGCCGGTGTCGATCACTCATGACATCGCCGACGCCCTCCGCGAGATGGACGAGCGCACATCCATTCTGGTGCCGCGCGCCGCCTCCGGGCGGGGGAACTGAGCCATGGGGCACCTTTCGAAGCTGGCCGAGGAAGAGGCCGCGACGCTCGCGAAGCTGCTCGGCGAGGTGCGGCGCTTCGACTTCGCGCTGAGCGATGCCTTCGGGCCGGAGTGCCGGCACTTCCCGGGCCTGAAATCGTCCGTCGGGTCGGTCCGCGATGCGCTGGAAGACCTGCAGGGCGACATTCGCGGCACGCTGACGGACTTGGACCCCGACAACCTGACCGGCTGGAACGAGCTGCGCAACTGGCTCAGCAGTCGCGCCCCCGCCAAGGAGACCGCGCCATGATCCTCCGCTACACCGGCTTGTCCCGGCTCCAGCGCGACGCCAAGGCCGCCGCCGCCGAGGGTCGGCCCCTGATCTACACCGCCGCCGAGGTCCAGGAGATCGTCGCCGAGATGGAGCGCGCCGAAACCGCCGCCCTTAAGGCCGCCATCGCCTCCCTCGATCGCCGTGACTTTCGGCCGGCCGTCCGGCTCTGACCAACCCATTCGGCGCGCCGCCGCGCCGCACCAAGAGGACCCGACATGTCCGACACGCTTGAAGCGCCCAAGGCCGCGACCGGCAAGGGGCTTGCCATCATCGCCGACCTGACCCCTGAGATTTTCACGCCGGAGAAGGCCGCGGAGATCATCGCCGACGTCCGGCGCGAGGTGATGTCCATCGACCGCGACATCAGCAGCAAGAAGGGTCGCGAGGCCATCGCGTCCATGGCCGCCAAGATCGCCCGGTCTAAGACCGCCGCCGACAACTTCGGGAAGCAGCTCAAGGCCGACTATAAGGCGAAGGTGGACGCCATCGACGGAATCCGCCGCGTCTTCTGGGATGGGCTGGAAGCCCTGCAGAAGGAATTCCGCGCGCCGCTGACCGAGTTCGAGGAGGCGGAGAAGGCGCGCATCGCCGGGCACGAGGCGGGAATCGCCGACATCCAGGCCATGCCGCTGTTCTCCGGCGACCACACCACGGACGACATCGCCGACCGGCTCGCCAAGGCCCAGGCCATCGACGCCAGCGGCTTTCAAGAGTTCACGGCCCGCGCCGAGGCCGCGAAAGCCGCCGCCATCGCCACGCTGACCGCTGCCCTGGAGAACAGCCGCGCCCGTGACGCCGAGCGTGCTGAACTGGAACGTCTACGCCGTGAGGCCGAGGAGCGTGCTGCCCGCGAAGAAGCCGAGCGGATCGAGCGCGAGAAGCAGGAAGCCGCCGCCCGCGCTGCCGAGCAGGCCCGGCGCGACGCGGAGGAGAAGGCCCGCCAGGAGCGGGATGAAGCGGAGCGCGCCGCCGCTGCCGAGCGCGAGCGGATCGAACGCGAGGCCCAGGCCGAACGCGACCGCGCCACCGCCGAGCAGGCGCGCGTCGAGCGCGAGAAGCGCGAGGCCGAGGAGCGCGCCACCAAAGCCGAGCAGGATCGGCAGGACGCGCTGCGCCGCGCCAAGGAGGCGGAGGAGCAGGCGGAGCGTGATCGGGTGGCCGCCGAGGAGCGCGCCCAGCAGCGGGTCGAGGAAGCCGCCCAGCGGGAGCGCCAGCGGATTGCGGACGAGCAGAAGGCCGAGGAGGAGGCGCAGCGCCGCCGCGAGGAGGACCGGGCGCACCGCGGAGCCATCAACCGCGCCGCGATGCAGGCCCTGATCGCCGCGATGGCGGATGCTCATTCCGGAAACGCCACCGAGGCCGAAGCGATTGCCAGGGCGATTGTCTCCGCCATCGCCCGCGGCGCCGTGCCGGCCGTCAAGATCTCGTACTGAGCGGGGCCATCATGACCGCCATCCTCCCGACCGGCGTGGACGCCTTCCGTAAGCGACTCCCGAAGTTCAAAGACTTCCTGGAGGCGCGTGGGGCCGAAGTGCTGGCGCCGTCCAACCCGTTCGAGCTCGCGCGGTTCACGACACCGCAGGGAGTCGGAGTGATCTACCGCAACGGCAAGGGTCAGATTTCGAGCTGGCAGGGCGGCGCGGACGAAGCCTTCGCCGCATTCCAGACCGGCGGATCGTGGTCGGTCAGCGCCCGCAAGGCCAAGGGCAAGGTCCGCCACCAGATCAATGCCCTGTTGGCCCGCGACGGTGACCGCTGCTTCTTCTGCGGCGCGCCGCTTGGCGACGACATCACCGTCGAACACCTCGTCCCCGCCGTCCACGGCGGCCCCAATCACATCAGCAACCTCGTCTTGGCCCATGCCGCCTGCAACCAAGCGGTCGGGCACCTCTCCGTGTCTGAGAAGGTGCGGGCGCGGGATCGCATGACGGCGGCTGCGAAAGAAGGAGCCCCGGCGTGAACGCCATCCTCCCCAAGAACCGCGACGACTGGCACGCCCTGCGCGCCCAGCACATCGGCGGGTCGGAGATCGCCAGCCTGTTTTACCTGTGGCAACTACAGACAGGCGCCCTCGCCTACCTGCACATGTTCGAACAGCCGCCCGCCGGTGCGACCATGCTCGGCTGCGTCTCGCGCCACACCACCGGTTATCGCCTCTGGCACCAGAAGGCCGGCCACCTCCAGCCCGAGGATCTGGACGGCAACGAGCGGGTTCGGCTCGGCAAGCACCTGGAGGCGGGAATCGCCGACGCGGCCATGGACAAGTGGGCGCCCTGGCCGCTGCGCAAGGTCCACCGCTACCTGCGTCATGCCGCCGTGCCTGGTATGGGCGCCAGCCGGGATTTCGAGGTGCACGAGATCGGCCTGCCGCCGGTCGAGATCAAAAACGTCGACTATCTGGTGTTCCGCGACCTGTGGAAGACCGAAGGCGACGAGATCACCGCGCCGCCCATCGACATCACGTTGCAGCTCCAGCACCAGATTGCGTGTGAGCGCGTCCGGGCGCCCTACGGCTGGATCGTCGCCTGCGTGGGCGGGAGCAGCCTGAAGCGCGGGCGGATCGAGCGGCACGACCCAACCATCTCGAAGATCGAGCAGGCCGTCACCGCCTTCTGGGCTGCCATCGCCGCCGGAACGCCGCCGCTGGACGTCGCCGACTTCGACACGCAGGCCGAGTTGTCGCTGCTCGGCGCCGAGGTGCGGTCCGCGCCGCTAGACCTGACCGGGGACAATCGCCTCCCGACGCTGTGCGCACGGCTCCTGAAGGTCCAGGGCATCCGCAAGCGGGCGGAAGGCGCCGAGGCCCGCGTCAAGGCTCAGATTGCCCTAAAGCTCGGCAACGCCCCGGAGACGATCCGGGCCAAAGCCTCCACCCATGACATCACCTGGGTCTACGCGCAGCGGGGCGGCAAGCCCTACCGCGGGGCCATGACCATTCGGGAGCGCTGAACATCATGACCACGAACACCGGAACCGCCGTTGCCCAGCGCGACCCCGTGAAGGATCTGCAGGCCGACCTGTCGAAGGAGACGGTGAAGGCGCAGTTCGCCGTCGCCCTGCCCGCTCACATCCCGCCTGACCAGTTCGTCCGCGTCGTGATGACCGCCGTCGCCAAGAACCCCGACCTCGCCCAGGCCGACCGGCGGTCCCTCTTCAATTCCTGCCTGGAAGCGGCGGCTGATGGCCTGCTGCCGAACGGCAAGGAAGCGGCCTTGGTGATCTTCAACACCAAGGAAAAGCAGGTCGGCCGGGATGTTTGGGTCAAGAAGGTCCAGTACATGCCGATGGTTCGCGGCATCCGGAAGCTGGCCTTCAACAGCGGACAGATCAAGCTGCTGGATGCGTTCTGCGTCCACGCCAACGATGATTTCGATTACGCCTATGGGTTCGAGCCGACGGTCACTCACAAGCCGCCCAAGTTCGGTTCCGACCGCGGCCCGATCATTGGCGTCTATGCCGTCGCCGAGACCAAGGACGGTGAGCGGTCGCTGGAAGTCATGGACAAGGCGGCCGTCGAGAAGGTGCGCGCCGTCAGCCGCAGCAAGGATTCCGGCCCGTGGGTGCAGTGGTGGGATGAAATGGCCCGCAAGACGGTGCTGCGCCGCCTCGCCAAGCGCCTCCCGCTCTCGGCCGAACTGGAGCGCGCCATTGAACGGGACAACGCCCTGTTCGAGATGGAGGCTCGGCGCCTGGGCGTTGCGGGAACGACCATTCAGGGCACCGCCGCCGGCCAACTCAACGCCTTTGCCGCCGCCCCCGCCCTGGAGCATGACGCCGGGTCCGCGCCTGAAACCTTCGTCTCGCCCCCGCAGTCCTACGCGCTGGTGACGCTGGACGGAGAGGTGTCGGAGACCACCAGCGCCGGCGACTGGCTGGACCAGTTCGAGTCCGCGCTTCAGGGCGCCGCCGACCCGGCCAAGCTCTGGGAGTTGAACAGCGACGCCGCCGAGTGGGCCGCCGACATGACTGAGGGCGGGGACGACGCCCTGGCCCGCCTGCGCAAGGCTTACCTGACCAAGCCGGAGCAGGCGCAGCCCACCGATTGGTCGGCCACGCTGGCGGAACTGAAGGCCGGCGCTGCGAACTGCGCCGACGTCGCCGCCTGGGTCGAGTTCAAGAAGGCGCACGCCGACACGCTGAAGGCCATGCCGGACGACGTGTTTGCCGACTGGAACGACTTCGCCGAGGCGCGATCGGCCAGTCTGAAGGAGGCTGTGGAATGAGCCGCCGCCCCAGCTCGCGCGAGATCGCGCAGACCCGCCGCGCCAAGGAGGCGCACCGGTTCGACCACCTGGACACGCGCGCCGATGACGAGCGCTGCCCGGACACGCTGGACCTGAGCGACCTGCTGGCGCGCCTGGACGCGCAGTTGCCCCACATCCCCACCCCCGCGCAGCGCTGAGCGCGCACAGGAGACCGACACCATGAGCAAGACCACGCACATCGCCATCACCCTCTGCGTCTACGATGGCTGCCCCGGCGGCCTGGAAGGCTTTGCCGAAGTTGCGCGCTTCCCGGCCCGCGAAGAGGCGCGCATCCGCGAGATGGCGACCAGCGAGCGCACGCAATGGCTGGCCGACTTCTGGGACAAGGACGGCCACTACGACGACGTGTGCCTGACCGACGACGCGGTTTCCGCCCTGATCGGCAAGCCGGTGGCGGAACTGGTCAGCGCCGGTCGTCAGAAGCTCGCGCAGATTGACGACGAAGCGGCCGAATGGCTCGCGAGGCGCCACCCGTACGCGTTCCCCGCCACGCCCTCGGCCTGAGGAGACCGACACCATGACCGACAAGACCGAACTCAAGCCGTGCCCGATCTGCGACGAAAGCAAAGCGCGTCTGTCGCTGCCGACATGCGAAGAGCGGACGCCGTACGATCCGAGCCACCGCGCCTATCCGATTGTCCGCTGCGGCGGCTGCGGGGCCGAGGCCCCGCTGAGCGCGGAAGAACTGACCGAGAAGTTGCGCAGCGGGTGCATCTATCGCCCACACCCCTATGGTGATGACTACAGATCCGTCATCGCCGAGGACGCAACTGACCGCCTGATGGGGCAAGCCGCCGACGCTCTCGACGCCCTGTCCGCAGCCCAGCCCCTCCGCCCCGCCGTGGAGGCCGCCCCGGACCTGACCGAGACGGCCAAGCGGATCGCGTGGGAGCTTCACGGGTCCGAAGCCGGGGTGTTGGACATCTTCGACCGCTACTCCGGCCCCGAAGAACTCTGGAACGCCATGGCGTCGTCGCACCGCGAAGCCTACCTCTCCGCCGCCCGCGCTGTCTCTGCGCCCGCCGCAGCGCCGGGAGGGGTGTGGATGCCTCTCGATCCGACGCCTGAGATGCTTTCGGCAATGTGGCACCCGAGCGTCGGCGGAGAAGAAGCGGCGCGACGGGCCTATGCTCGCCTGCTCTCCGCCTCTCCTGCCGCTCCGGCGGCACAGGCCGCCGCGAAGATCATCCCGTACACAGACGAGGATGACCGTCCCGACCCTGCCATGGACGGCCTCGTCATGCTCGCCGTTGGCAAGGACGCCGATGAACCGGATTACGTCTTTGACCGCATCCCGGCGGAAGCGGCCTCAACCCTGTGCGACATGATCAACGGTGGGTCCGCTCCGGCGGCACAGAGCGGGGAAAGCATCCTCTGGTGCGCTCACGTCCAGGGGCCGGACGAAGTCCACCCCGCCCGCGACTACAGCCATGCGGTGGAGATGTGCGACATGTTCAACGCCATCTCGGAACGGTGCAATTTCGGCTTCAAGCCGGACGACATCCGTTACGTCCGCTCCGTCGCCTACCCGGCCATCTGGCCGTGGGGCGCCGCGTCGCACGCCGAAGGGCTGGCCTCCGCTCCCGCCCCCAAGGAGGCGTGACCATGGCCCGTGCACAGCCCACACTTTTCGAGGGCGCCCGCATGTCGTGGGAAGAGGCCCTGGACTACACCGAGGCGTCGCTCAAGGCTTACGGCGCACAGCATGACCACTGGTTCATCGGCTACAGCGGCGGCAAGGACAGCAGCGCCACCCTGACGGTCGTACTGCACCTACTGGAGAGCGGGCGCGTGCCGTGGCCCTCCAGCCTGACCGTGCTGTCCGCCGACACCCGGCAGGAGCTGACGCCTCTGGAGATCGCCACACGCCAGATGCTCGACCGGCTGAAACGGCTGGAGAACCGCGGCGTCCGGGCGCGCGTGGTTCTGGCCCCGCTGGATCATCGGTTCCTCGTCTACATGCTGGGCCGCGGGGTGCCGCCGCCTACCAACAAGTTCCGCTGGTGCACGCCGAAGCTGAAGGTGGACCCGATGGCCGAAGCCGTCCGGGAAGAGCTGGACCGCGTCGGAGGGTCGGCGCTGATGATCACGGGCGTCCGGATCGGCGAGAGCGCGGCCCGCGACGACCGGATCGCGCTGAATTGCGGCAAGGACGGCGCCGAGTGCGGCCAGGGCTGGTACCAGGAGGTTCTGCCCAACAGCAAGGGCATCAACGGTCGGTTGGCCGTGCTGGCTCCGCTCCTGCACTGGCGGGTCTGCTTCGTTTGGGACTGGCTGCGCTTCATGGCGCCGTCGGAGGAGTTCGGAGGCTGGCCCACCACCGCTGTCGCCGACGCCTACGGCCAGAGCGAGGAAGGCAGCGCTGACGAGCTGGCTGCCCGCACCGGCTGCATCGGCTGCCCGCTGGTCGCCAACGAGGACAAGGCCCTGTCCCGTGTCCTACGGATGAAGCAATGGGCCTACCTCGCTCCGCTCGCCGAGTTGAAGCCGCTCTATGAAGAGTTGCGGGCCGCCCGTCACCGGCTGCGCAAGACCGGGATGAACGAGGACGGCACGCTCGCTAAGGCCAAAAACAAGCAACGGCTCGGCCCGCTTACCTTCCCGGCCCGACTGATGGCCCTTGGCCGCATTCTCGACATCCAGAGTCGGGTCAACGAGGCCGCCGAGCGCCTGGGCCGCCCGCGCATCGATCTGCTGAACGCGGAGGAGGAGGCTCGCATCCGCGAGCTGATCGCCGCTGAGACTTGGCCGAACGGCTGGGAAGGCGACGAACCGACCGGTGACGTCCCCCTCGACACCATCAACTCGGACGGCACCGTCCAACTCCTGCTGGTGAGGTGAGCATGACCACGCAACACACCGGGAAGCGCAGGGAGGCGGGAATGGGTGAGCCGCAGCGCATCCAGCGCAAGCGCACGAAGGGGTGGCGCATGCCGGAGAACACCGTAAGCGTCTGCCGCCCCGGCCCATTCGGGAACCCGTTCACCATCGCCCTGGCCCTGGAGAGCGGATACGTCCAGACCGAGGAAGAGGCCACCGCCTTCGTGGTTGAGTGTTTCGGCGATTGGCTGGCCGGCGGTCGCCATGGCCGCGACTGGCGGCAAGGGCCGGAGAGCGACAGGCGCCGCGCCGAGATCCTGCGCCGCATCCCCGATCTGCGCGGAAAGAACCTCGCGTGCTTCTGTCGGGACGGCCAGCCCTGTCACGCCGACGTCTTGCTGGAGCTTGCCAACGCGCCCGCGGCCGGCGCAGCGCAGGGAGAGGTGTAGGCATGGCGGAAGCCTCAAAAATTGAAGACCTGCCGGACCTCTCCACTCCACAAGAGGTGGCGTCCGTGCTTCGATGCTCGCCACGCTTCGTGCAGGACGAGTGCAAAGCCGGCCGCCTGAACGCCGCCCTCTCAGCGGGCGCACAGCAGGCGCAGGGCGGGGACATCGCGGACCCGCTCGACACGCCCCTCCCGTGCGATGTGAACGTGCCGAACATGCGGTTTGGGAAGGGCATCCCGCTCCGCGTTCTCGTGGACGCTGCAGCCCGCTGGAAGGTGATTGCCGCCAAGGTCCCGCTGGCCGAAATGGAACCGGCGCTGGAGCAGGCCCGCGCCTCCGGCCTCCTGCCCAAGAGGGAGGATGGGGATGGCTGAGCATGACCTGTTCGCTCGCGCCAAGGGGCCGCGCCGCTTGGTCACCTGCACCGAGGTTGTGTCATGCCCTTGGTGCAGTGAAGACGCCGGGGAAGCCGTTGCCGCCTTCGAAGAGGAGACGGAATGCCCGGCTTGCGGGAAGGAGTTCACTGTGAAGGGTGAGGGAGGCGACCTTGTGTGCGTCGGTCTGCTGTCCCCGGCGGACATGAAGTATCTGGCCGCCCGCGAGGCGCAGGGAGAGGGGGCGTAGGGATGGACGGATACCTGCCGACCCGGCTATCGGAGGAGGAGGCCGCCACCGAGCTTGGCGTCTCGCTCGGCTACCTCCGGGCCCGGCGCAAGAACGGCGAGATCGGGTTCGTTCAGATCGGGCGCCGCATCTATCACACCCCGGACCAGATCAAGGCCTACTTCGACCGACAGCGTAGGGACCCATGCCAACCGACTACACCAGCAAGCCCGGCTACTTCCAAGGGTACTGGCTCGAGCAGAAGCCGGGCCGCGACTCCGGCGTCTGGTACCGGACATGGTATGACCGGGGAAGCCGCCAAGTCCGCCGTCAGTCAACTGGCGAGCGAGACTTTCAAGCAGCCCAAGGGGTCCTTGTTGGGTGGGTTCTTGAGAACGAAAGGTCCAGGAACGCCCCCCGCGACGCCCTGACCGTCGAAGCGGTGTGCCTCCGGTATTGGGGCGACCACGCCAAGAAGCGCCCCAGCGCGAAGACGGCGAAGCGCGAGATCGGCATCATCACCGGCTGGTGGAAGGGCGCGACGGTCGCCGACATCACTCCGGACACGCAGCGGCGGTTCCGCGAGGAGCTGGAGAAGTCAGGGACCGGGCCCGGCGGCATAGACCGCATCCTCTCAACATTCCGGGCCGCGCTCAACCACGCGCGGAAGAATGAGGAAGTCGAGTCGGTCCCGCACATCCACGGCTTTCGGACCGCCGACGAGCTGCGCAGCCGTGACCCGAAGGGGCGCCCCCTCTCCATGGAGGAGCTGGCCGCCCTGCTCGACGCGGCGCAGTCCCGGCACACGCTGATGTATCTGGTGCTGGCGATAGGGACGCTCGCCCGCCCCGCCGCGATCCTGGACCTGACCGCCGGCCAGCACGACGCAGCCCACGGCATCCTCAACCTCAACCCGCCGGGCCGGACCCAGAACAAGAAGTGGCGCCCGGTGATCCCGGTTGCTCCCGCCCTCACCCCTTGGCTCGACGGGACGGCGCACGAGGCGACGGGCCGGTACGTGACCTACCGCGGCAAGCCCATCTCTTCCATCCTCGCGACCTTCCGAGTCGCGCGCGTGGCGGCCGGTCTGGACGAGCGCGTGACGCCCTACTCCATACGACACACCATGGCGCGTGAAATGCGCAAAGCTGGCGTTTCCACAGAGGAAATCGGCCTTTTTCTTGGCCATATTCCACAAGGCACATCAGCGACGACGCTGGTCTATGCCCCGTTCGAGCCGGGGTATCTATCGGCGGCGCGAGAAGTGGTGGAGGCGGTCTTTCAGCGTCTCGGGAGGCTGACCAAGATGGAGCTGGTCGCCAAGCCGGCGGTGGTGGTTGGTGGCGGGCACCTGATGTCCGTTCCGACCGGACGAGCCTTCCGGCACGGCATCGGCGAGGCCAAGCGCGCGGAGGTGCGCCGCCTGATCCTGGAGGGCGTCCCCCACGCCGAAGTGGTCCGCCGGACCGGCGTGTCGGGCGGGACGGTCAGCGCGATCCGCCAAGCCCTGAAGACCGAACAGGCCGTGCTCCGGGCGAGCCGCTGA